TTAGGATTGTTAGAGTCCTTAGAATTCATATCAAACCACTTAGTAGAAGTCCCTTTAGAGCCAGCATGTAAATTTATGGCATTAATAGCTTCATTATCAATGAGTCGGTCTTTAATCTCCTCTACAGTTCCTTCAGCCCCCCTGGTTTTTAAATAAGCAGCTCTTCTATTTATAGTACTATTTAGTTGCGGGTCGCTTGCAATCCTATCTTGTACTATTCTTTTTATACGGTTTCCAGATAGTCCATAACTCTCTGTATATTTTAACCAACCATTAGGACCTTTTGCAAAAGTACCACCTTGATAAGTTTCTCTAGCACCCTTAATAATTTTGTCCATTTTTTCCCCTACATCTACATAATCAGATATGTTCACATCAGAGTTTATACTTCCTAACGTATCAGCAGGAGTTTCTGCATAAGCCCTAAGCATACTATCAACTTGTAACGCAGTTGAAGGATCATCCATCCATTGAGTATTTTTAGCTAATTTGGCCCTGACTTTCTGATAAGCTTCCATATTAGCTTTCTCTTGTCCTATTACCCCACTACTAGAAAAAGCATTCTTTGCATTACGTAAAATACGTTTAAGCTTAGTCTGGTACTCGGTGCCCAGAGTATTAGGAGTTCCTTTAGAGAGACTGTCTACCTCCCCTAAGATTTCTTTTACTTTAGCATCTACTCTTTCCTGACCATGTGCTTCCATATAACCATTGGTTAATTGCACTCCACTTAGTCCTTTAGCCCCCTCTAAAAGGTCTGTAACATTACCCTGTACCTCTTGAGTTTGGTCATAGAGATTCTGTTGTGCCGCACCAGCTTTAGCCATAGCTTCAAAAGGAATAGGAACAAAAGTACTCATTACCGGCATCTGGGCCGGCTGCATTCTTGGGTGTATCATTGGTTTAAATATTTTTCAAGGTCAAATTCCTCTCCTGGTTTCAGTAAATTCTTTTGTACGTACTCACCTTTTGAATTCAAGGCAACATCACCATACATAGAAGTCATTGCATTATACCCTAATATTTGAGACTTCATCATCTGCCTATCTTTATAGCGTTGCTGTGCTAAATGACTCAGGCCAGTTAAACCTGCCCCTTTTAATCTAGAGGCTGAATTATCTACTTCATCATTATACTGTTTAGCAGCAAAAGAAGATCTAGCGTTCTGACCACCTACCGTAGCTGTTAACCTATTACCCCTTATTTTATATTGATTTTCTACATTATTTTTTTGAGCATGTGCTTGAGCGTTAGAATTAGCTAATCCTGTAGATAAAGCTACCATATTAGCTAATTGCTCCCCTCTAGACCTTGTAGCTAAATTCCTTGCCCCCGCTTGAAAAGCAGCGTTATTAGCCCTTAGTATAGGGTCTATATCATAACGCAATCCCCGTGTCTTAGCTGCCGCTACCATTCCAGCATTATTTTGATAATCTGCAGGATTAATCTTATCCTTTTTACTAAATCCCTCAATTAAATTATAAGCCATAGGTGCTAGGGTGGCTATAGTACTTGCAGTTTTATTAAAATTACCTACAGCCTTAGGAGAATTTGACACCCTATCCAATTGTAAATCCTGGGACATCTTAGGACTGTCTAAACCTTCAATTCTAGAATATGTTGGGTTAAGTAGTTCCTGCATGGCTAGAGTCGATTCATCAGGAAGTGGAGTTTTATCCCCCCTCCCATATTTAGGTAACTCCATACCGTAAGCGCCTTGAGGCAATCCCCCCATTTGAGGTATACCCTGAGGTACCTGTGCTGAAGGGCCTTGTGAGGCCATTTGAGGCCTATTTAAGCCACTCATATCTTGAGGAGGTGCCATTTGTCCAGATAGTCCTTGAGAGGCCTGCATTTGTTGTTGCCTTTCTTTTTCAGCTTCTCCATTTAGCTCTTGCTGTAGGGCAAATAAAGCCTCTTCCTCTTTCTCAATATTCTTTATGTTTCTTTCTATAGTCCGCTCAGTAACTCTGGTAGACCCATTCTTCCCTTTACGAGATTCCTCCTTCTTTTTTAAAGCTGCCAATCTCTTATGTTCATCTGCAAAAGTAATCCCAGACTTACCAGGCACTTCTAACCTATCACTATACACTTTAGTACCGCCTGGAAGGTTCAAAGGAACTCCGCCTTGAGCATGAGAAGGGCCTTCTACAGCTGCGTCAACACCTTGAGGCATAGCCAAAGACTCTCCACCCTCCACCTCTGCATTAGGCATACCTGTCATACCTCCCATAGCATATAGAGATTCGTATTCGGGAGCAGCTACATAGCTACCTAACCTTTGCTGCCTTATCTTATTTTGGAGTTGCAGCTTTTCTTGCCCAGCCTCTTGTTTTTGAACATGAAGGCCTTTTGCTAGACCTGTACCCGCACCAATAACGCCCCCTATAACGGCCCCCCAAGGGCCTCCGACAGCTACTCCAGTACCAGCACCTGCAGCAGCGCCTGCAAATACATCTCCCCCAAGACTATACTCAGGTAAACTTTCTCTAGAAAGCTTCCTTTTATCCATCTTTGATTTTTGTTTTATATACATCTTTTATATCTATTATCTAGCACTCTGCCTATAGTTAATTATTACGTAAGGAAAAGAGAACTTGTTCCCACTAGTGTTATCATACTTCAGTTCTAAATTCATTAAATTATCACGTATTCTCCTTTTAAAAGTTTGGTTTGTATCCCAATTATTAGAATCATTTATATTCATATTAGAATCTTGACGGTACCTCATTATATCCCTAGGCACTCTAGTATGAAAATTACGCTCTCTCCTTTGCCAGTTTATGTTCTGCCACCCCGTAGTTTGGTACTCTGTGTACACTTTAAATTCCTTAAAAGTATCATTATATAATATAACCCCTTCACCATTCTCTGATACCGAATGCCAAGTTACATTATCAAATACTTTTACATTAGGGTATTTATCATTTACTACAATATGTATAAAAGATTCTTTAGCCCCTAAACCATAAAAATCTGCCCTGTTAATAGGGTCACCATTTTCTTTAAAATCCCTATTATGCTCCCATATTTGATAAGGGCCTGAAGTAGGGGAAGAGGAAAAGTTGCCGTCGTATCCCCTAATAAACCAATCAGGCTCAAATTCATAAATAGCAGTAAAGGCTTGAGTTAACCAATCGTATACTAGAACTTCGTTCCCTATCTTGAATAAAGTCTCATTACCCACAAAATCTGTAATCGTAATAGGATTATTTATATCTTTGGTAGCTAAGTAAGAATTAACTGTTTTAACAGTAGATAGTTCTCTTAGCTGTTGCCCAAATTTATAGATTTTAGAGTTAACACTGTATACCCAAAATAATTCATTTTCCGATTGTGATACGTTATATTTATCAACATTGCCCACATTGTTTGATATATAATCATACCTTTCTAACACTCCACCAGTACCTAAGGTAAGTTGCCCAGTAGAGCCATTTTGGATTAAAGCCCTTTCATTCACAGCAAGCGTGCCAAAAGCCTTATCTTGCCAGAAAAATAAATTATTATCCATAACTTCTAAAGTGTGAACAGCCCCATAAGCTGTGTCAACTTCAAGTAAATTATTGTATTTAAATTTAGTCCAGTTGTCTACTATTTCGGCATTAGTTTTAGGCTCTGAAGTTATTACTAATACCTCATTAAATTGATTAGATTCGAATAATAAAGGTTTAGGAGTATATTTAGGAAACAACCCATAAGCAGGTAATGAGTATACATTATTATAAGTGTAAAGATCTTTTAATTCTTTAGGGTATTTATCTGGCCACCTTGTTATCCCCTCTACTTGCTCCTCCATTATACTCATCTTATCAGGAGCCCAGTGACTGTGGTTATACTTAGAAAGTTTAGAAGTAGTGTAAGCACAATTTATCTTAGACTCTACAGGGAAATACCAACAAGCTTGCATAGTGGTACCGGAAAAAGGAATACTGGGATCCCAAGTCTCCACTAACTGCTCATAATAAGATACAAACGAATCACCAAAGGTAGTTACCGTACTATTGGATACAGGGGAATACTCTGAGGCGGGAATGTAAGTATTTATAAACCTATCGGCATATGTAATACCCCCATACATTGTTTTAAAAACATCCCTATAAAATTCCCCTATAACAAGGAAAGTAGGGTCTTCTGTCCCTGTGTATTCATAAGGCAAGGTGTCAAAAAATACCCCGTAACAAGTAGGTCCGTACAAACTATCCGCACCAGTAGTAGAAGCTATTCTATTACTGAAAGAACCTGAAGAAAACCCAATACCAAAAGGAGTGGGTGCAATACCGTCTTCCTCCAATACCAATGGAACTAGCCCACTGAATTCTACCCCTGAATGTAATGTTAAATCTGGGGCTAAAGCATTCCCTACTGGGAAATTCTCATCTGACCATATGTTTTTATAATTATCACCGCCTACCGCTTTAGGAGTGGATAACCAAGAAAGAGACCTCCATTTAAGCCCTGTCTCAGAAAGTCTTGCCTTGCCTACTGTAACATCAGGAGAATAAAAATAAGCTACCTTCCCTTTCCACACAGAATTTGCTGAAGGAATACTAAAACCTTTAAATACCCTATTAGGGAAATCTGAATCATAGGCGGTTCCTAGAATACCCTGTGCTAAAACACTTGTATCTGAACTCTTTCTTTCTACATATACAATTTTGTACCCTTTAATATCAGATGAAAAAGAAGAGGTATCTACAGTGAATTCTATACTTATATTCACGGGATGGAGAGAGGTGTCCACAGCATAATGATAAGAAGTGGCTTCTTCTGTACTAAAATAAGGGATGATTATATCCCCTATCCAGTTTACAAAAGAAGGCCTCCCTTTCTTATCGTAAAATATGATACCGTATCTGTAAACTTCATTACGTTTATGGGTATTTACTTTTAAAATAGTTTTATCCAAATGGGGTAAATAAGAAGTTCCTATAGTAGTAGAGGCATCATAAACAAATTTATAATTTATTATTTTACCAGAACCTCCTATATGCAGCCCATCTTTTTGATAGAGTGTTGAAAGATTCTTTAACAAAGGCCCATTGTAAATTTCGTTATCCCAATTTATACAGTCAAATGTAAGAGGAATTCCCCAATCAGAGCCATCTGTATCTAACACACCATCTTTATAAAGAGCCCAATCCCCATTAGGGGATATTATTACTGATTCTGAAAAATCCTCATTTCTTACTACACTCTCCATAGTGCCAGCATTATCCCTAAATCTGTAAGACCTGCAGTCTAAAGGCTCCCCTGTATTGTCTACAGCTTCAAAATACTTCTCTTTAGTATTAGCTGCAAATAAATGATTATGTTTAGAAGCAAGGGCTTCAGCTGTAAATAACTTGCCCCCTATGGAGTTAAATTCTTCTAAAGTCAACTCTTCTAAAACATCCCCTGTATCTATTATACTAAAAGTATCTTTACTTAATTCCCCTTCATGTACTAAATTAACTAATGGAGCTTCGAAAAAGGACTTGTAGAAAATAGCGTACACTCTAATATAATCGAAAGAATTATCTATACCTACAAAATCTATTTTAATTGATTTATGCGCAATAGCATCTTTATCCCCACCTTCAAAAGGTTTGGAACCTTCTGGTAGAAGTTCTGTTATAAATAAAAGTTTTGTAGCAGAACTGAAATTAGACTCGGCACCGTACTTATTAAAAAGTTTGTAAACATATTGTACTGCACCTGCCTCTATATTACCCCCTTGGATTAGAGAGTCTTCAGTAATGTCTATTTTGCCTAAGTTTACTGAAGGGAGCATACTAAATTTATCAACTGAAAGATATGTCCCAGGAATAGTGGATTGATAATCTCTTTCAATGTGTATATATCTAACTTCATTAAGGCCATCAGTCCAATATACTTTACGTACATTTTCATTCTCATGCCTCCCTACTCCTACTATCCGATCCTTCTTGGCAGTACTAAAATTTAATTTAGAACCGTCTACAGTAATATCATCTGTATATTTTAAAATAACAGTGTTTGTAGCTGACTCTACTAACCATATAGAAGAATTGAGGTCCACAGTATTATATGTAAAAAATACTGTATCTTCTACAATATTCACATAGCCCACAATCACCTCTTCTGGGGAACCTATAGTCGCAAGTAAGGCATTGCCCCTCACATTTTCCAAAGCGCCTATACCCCCTCCATCTACGGAGGTAAAGGTTAAATTTCTAGCCTCCCTATACACCCCTTTGCCTAATCCTGAAAGGTCAGTGTCTGTATTCATCCCCTTAGCAAAGGACTGGATAATGTTTTGCATTGCAATTAGTTTGATTATAAATAGCTTGTTCCCCTCCTATACTGGAGTAAAAGTCTTTACCCGACCCTAGTTCTGGCATTAATTGATTCCATATATTTTTTACAGATTCTAATTGATCCCCTTGTGGCATTAGAGCTTCTCCGTAAGCTTGTTTCCTATAGTAATTCCAAGACCTTCTTGCCTCAAAGTAGACCATATCACGAATAGTACCATTGACCCATTTAGGATAAAGTGACTTCATTACAATATACCAGTAAAGGGCATCTAAGAAAGACATGTTATCGGGCACCTTAGGGTAACCCTCTTCATCCAAAGGGATTGAAGTATAGGATAGCATTATATAACCATCTCTAACATTAGTTTTTAAATAACCCCCGGCTACTACATATGTAATACCGGACGCTTTACTAGTTTCCCCACAAGTCTCATCTCTAGTAGAGTAAGTATTATCAACTGTATTATGAACAGTCACCCCTTTAACAGCATCAAAACTACCTGTACCATACTGCATAGGTTGATAAGAAGCCCCTTGCCCTTCTTTAGCGGTATACACAGCTTGTATTATACCGTACAGTCCAACAGGCAGGCTTACTTGATAGTTCTCTATTTTGAGTAGTGGAACCCCGCCCTTACCAGTAACTTTAATCTCTAGTTGTGGAAAGGCCCCTATTTTTTCTAGAGCTTCCCCAGCCCATTCTATATAATCCGCTATACGATGGCTTTCTTCATGTAAATCATAATCGGTGAACACTTTAGCAATAACCTGCTTTACCGATACATTATTGTAAATCATATTATATTATTTTAACTTCTTCAAAGAAATCGTATTCCCCTGATTTTATTATTTTAGCCAGCTTTCTTTTATTAGCACGAGTAAAAATAACTTGATACATTTTTATATGCTTTACTTGTGCTACCCCCATTTTAGTCCATTTAAACCTAAACCGAAAGTAATCACTGTGATCGTTGCTTTCTAGGACTTGCTTCCCTAACTTATTAGTCTCAACCCAATTTATTGGGGTGGCTATAGTATCCATCAAGCGAGGTTTCTTTTTTATAACTGACATATCACCAAGTCTATAAGGAAGCTTATAAAGACCCCCATCTAAAATATACTCAGCTATACCCTTATAAAACTCATTACATATATCTACAAAGTCACTATAGGAAATAGCATACGGCCCTTCCTTATCCTTAATATACTCTTTATACATGTGCTTGAATACATAGGGTTTTTGATGTTTATTCTTACCTCTGCCGAAATACATTATTAAACTGGTTTAGGGTTATGCTTGTCATCATTTGTTACATCTGAAGGAACTACCGCCTCTATTTTTAACTCTGTTTCTAAAATCATTTTCTTTAATACCGGAAGTTTATTATTAGGAATAGGGTAAGGAAAATCACCATTTACAGAAGGGTTATTCATCAGCATTACTTCCATAGGATTTTCAAATACTCCTTTAATACTAATGAAAGCAGGAGTGATCCCTGGGTTAGTAATATGCATATACCCCTCTTCTAGATAAGCATAATTTTCCCCAAAAGAATAGCGTTTGAACCTAGACCAAAAGAACCTACTTTGAGGTATCAGGGTATGTTCATAAACCGTATTATTGCCCGGAGTATATCTCCCTACCCAAGTAATGCCATTCTTGTACCTTAAATCAAGGGTTTTAGGGATTTTCAATTCCGTCTTGAAGTCTCCTTGAGAAGCTTCATCATTTACAAGTAAATTATTAAGTTCTTGTATATAATCAGGGTTAGGGTAATAACCTTTGTCCAAATCCTGTTTAATAAGGAGAGCCCTATACTGATGTACCCAGTCTTCAATTTGCCTTCTCGATATAGGTTCTGTGGAATTAATTATACTCCCCCGTATAATCTTAAGTATATCTTCCACTATTGTATTTAATGTTGTAAATATCATCTCTATAAAATTATTTTATTAACAAGAAGTGTAAGTTATAGAAGACTCTACTTCTGCAGTACAATTAACATATCCTCCCATATCAATAACGAGTTCCTCACTCAAAGCCCCTCCATTTTGAATAGTGACTGTATTAACTATAGGAGTTCCCCCATCAAGTATTACTCTTAAAGTTGCATCCCCACTATACATTCTGGACATTCCTTCTCCAGCAACTTCGCCAATAACATATACATTATTCACGTGCAAGTAACGACCTGAATGCAGTACAGCATCCCAAGATGCGAGTAAACTTTCAGTAACGCACTCCCCTTCATCTTGCCAAGAAGGTGGTGGATTATTTAAGTCGATAGTAGGATGGTCTATTCTTGCTCTAACATTAAAGCTAAAAGAGGCCGCTGGCAAATATATTTTTTTATTTCCCCCATCTGTAAAATAGGCGCTCATAGTATATTCTCTAGAAGAAAGTTCAGTGACCCCTTCTAAATCTATTGTAACAGAAGTAGATACTTGAATATCGTTATTTGAAATTTTAGTAAAATCCGCAAGTATAGCAGGTTGAAAAACATCATCTTTACCTAAAGATTCTACCTGTACTACAAAGCTGTTTACACCGTTATACAGCCCTTCATAGTCAATCTCCCCTAGATGAATATCCGTTTCTATAAGACCATATTCTGGAAGTGAGTTACAATGATGTATGAGTATAGTACCGCCTTCTTCCACACCTACAACTCCTATAGAAGGAGTGACCGCGTCTTTATTATAACAAGCAAAGTCCCCCAAATTAAAAGGAGCTGTATTGTTAAACACGACACTATTAAAAGGGGCTTCTATAGAGAAAGGGCTAAAATTACTATATTTATTTATATTAGCTGATTGATTCAACCCCTTTAAATTATTAACAGATTCCCCTAAAACACTCCTTACTTCAGAAATTTTAATATCTGTTACAGCTACATCATTACCAACAACTGCCTCTCCCCCAATATGACTTGACCTACTCTGTATATCTGCAGCAGTGAATGTCGTCCCCAAGACAGTATAGCTATTAATAGTTTTATTCATCGCCTCTTCTTTTTAATTCCTTAACTTCTTTACTAAGTTCTTGCACAGCGTTTATTAAATAGGGGATTAATTGCACATAATCCAAAGACTTATAGTCTACATACATTGACCCTACTATATTCGGTAATACTTCCTCCACCTCTTGTGCTATTAAACCTGCCTGCAAACTTATAGTCTCTTTATTATTATTTAATTCGACAGCTTTTGTATTCCAATTAAACTCTACCGGCCTTAAATTTTCTACAATATTTAAACCGTTATCTATAGTTTTAACCCCTTGTTTCAAACGTTTATCAGAAGCATAGAAAGCAGTGATTTCTCCTTCAGCTGTTATATTGCCTTCTACAACCACATCTTCGTAAGCATGTATATTATTCTCTGAAACAAGCCCACCTGTAATATTAGCCCCATTAGATATAGTAAGTCCATTACCGAATATCCAATTACCTGTAATATAAGAATTTCCAGACCTAGTAGGTCTATTAGTAAGGGCATCCGACAGTGTATCTACCTCTGTTATGGCATGTGTATGCGTGAGTGTCACTGTATTGCCCCCACTACCTGTAATGGTGAGATTTGGATGCGCGTATGTAAGAGTCTGATCTACATCCCCACTTGTTGAATACGAAGGGTCTACTTCTAAAAATCCTCCAGCTCCTATCCTTATCCCATTAGTAAACGTAGTTTGAGCTTTTATACCCCCATTTGAAATATTAGTAGCCAAAGGCATACTATTCCACCAATTTACATCGGGGGGGTTAGCTTCAGCAAATGCTGTTATTTCCCCAGAGGCGGATAAATTATGTTTACATTTAAGTACGTTATTTAAACCATCCCATTCCCAAAGATCGAAGAACCAATTATCTATATTACCACTAACAGTAATATCATGAAGAAAAGTCCATCTAGTTCCTGAAATAGTAGCTGTAGAAGCTTTGGCTGGAAACGCCTGGTTTAAATCTATTTGATTAGCTATTATACCCCCTATACTCCCCCAATCCGCAGAGCCTGAACCTGCAGATACTGCTACATAATTTCCTGCATCATTAAGATATTTATTTCCCCCGCCTGAACTTGTTAACGCATCTAAAAGAGTTTTATTAGCGTGAGAGTGTCGAGCATATGTATTAAGGGTTACTTCAGGATTAGCAGTTACTCGGCTGTTTTGAAAATAGAGATTAGATCCTCCCTCAGGTAAATTATCTGTAGTAGCTGGTATAGTAGGGGTATTAATAAAATTAGTATAATCAAACGCGGAAGCGTTTATACTAGTGGGGTCATATGTGGCCTTAGCCATGTCACCTCCCCCCAATCCACTTATATCTACATAAGTACCATTATCTGCGAGTACATTAGAGCCAGTACCCAAATCAGTTAAAGTAGCAACTAAAGGGGCAGTTGCGCTATCCCATACTGTAATGTGGCTTTCATTATTTGCACTGCTGTTTATAAAAGCATTTCCCCTTTCTATCAAAAAGCCGGAGCCGCTTGGGGCTTCACTGTTTAGTACCTTATACTTTACTTCATCTTCTGACGTCCCTGTACCAGAGTGGTATTTTACTTCTAAGTTGATACCGTTATCATATTCCCTATTTACATATATAGCAGGTGTATGAATATTATTTGTAATAGTCTGTCGAACACTTACATAAATATTAGCATCCCTTATTGACAAGGCTATATCAAAAGAACCATAGGAAGAATCTACAATAATATGCTCATTTAAGGAATCCCCCAAAACCATACTTACCTTACATAATACAACCTCATTATTTGCAGTATTAAATTTACTTATAGGTCCGCTAACATAAGGTAAAACTTCTAAATACTCCCCTTTATCATTTAGGTATTTACTGCCTTCCCCATTTGTTTTTAAAACCCCTATACTTTGCTTATCAGCAGCAGACATTACTCCTGCTACAGAAGTAGTAGCGGAATGTATTTCTGTGAAATAGCCTCCCATCTCATCTGTACTCACAGTGATTGAATTAGGCCCGTACACAGTTTCTAGATCAACATACTGCAGAGCATTAGTAGAGATTGTATAGGTATACGAAGCTGCCCCCATAGCTTGTTCTATAGTTATACCCGTACCCCCTTTAAGGGTATCCTCGGTAAATATAGCTTTGTCATTGAGCAAAAGGCGCCCTTTATTATCCCCTGGGTTTACAGAAGTACCGTTACGTAATTCACACACTATCTCTTGAGGGCTAGACATTCCATTATCTACAAAGTCAGACCATTTTAAAGAGGTCCCCCCTGTAAACTTAACTGTAGTAGTATCGAAAGATTTTTCCCCTGTTATCTCCTGCACCGTCTCTAAGGTAACATAACCTTCTAATTCTTCAGGAGCTAAGCCCGGTTCGAATTTAAAATACCCTGTTATGTTATCTAAAGTAATTTCCCCTATATGATCTTTAGAAGTAAATCTAAGGACTGTATCGTCTGCAGGGTACTTTATCTGCCTAATACTCTTAGACCCCCCTGGATTATTTTTTATCATTTTCTACCTTTTTTATATTACCATCATCTAATCTACTAAGGAACTTAGCTACCCTTCTATCTGCAAACCACCAGGTTACTACTGATACTGTCAAGTATATAACTATCTCTACTACTTCCCCAAATAATCTTGAAGCTTCTGAAACGTCTAATAAAGCTTGTTTAGCAGTCAATATTTCAGCAGAGTAATAGGTTATCCAACTAGTCAAAATAACTAAGTATATGGTAAGAGAGGGCCTTATAAACCCCTTTACTACATCTACAAGTCCTAGTAAAGATGTAAGTACTGCACCTAACCATCTAGTACTCTTATTATCAAATAATTTAGGTATAACCCCCTTTTCTAAAATATTTTGATTAGCTTTTTCTATATTAGTTTTATAGGTGGACTGTTCTAGTTTATCCAATGCCCCTGTTATCTTAGCTTTTGCAATTCTTATAGTAGCTTCAGTCTCTGCTACCATTGCAGTAGTCTTAAGTCCTATTAGCTTCTCTTCATGCTCGTTCTTTAACCGTTGGGCTTTAAGGTTAGTGAAGGAAGTCACAACATTCCCTAATAGCCCCGTAACCACTCCTATTAATCCGCTTAATACCATTTTATTCTATAATTAATTTTAATGGGTACTTTTTGACTTTTCTTACAAACTCTCTTATAGCTACCCTGCTGCTTATCACAGCCCTTTGTCTCCCTAAATACCCCAAGGATTTGCCTAGCAATATGCAGCCATCAGAATCAGTCTTATACCCTTTGGCTTTATCCCCTGCGTAGTTACCTACATGAATTAGAATGGCCCCCCTACCTGGAACATCTTTTACTTTATACACGTTTGGATGGTCAGGGCTATCAAAAGGCTCTAGAATATAGGTACCTTTAGGTATACATGACTTATTACGTGCATTATCTAACCAAGGCAATTCAGCTGTGAAACAACTAAACCCTACTTGAGGTACCGCTAAATAACCGAAAGTACCTTGACTCCCCTCCTCTATTCTTTTTATATAAACATTTACCATATTATTTATTTTCAACTATTTTCTGGCTCACTTTAACTCCTAATGCCACACCTTCAATAGAAGTAAAGAACTTAATAACATCCATTATTTGAGTACCAGGAGCATTTAAAAGCTTGTGTGTCTCAAACATTACAAAAGCAGTGACAAATAATACCACCAACCTAGTCATGCTTAATCTTCCATTATCTTCCTCTAAAACTTCAGTACATTTACTAAGCCCTTTGTTTATTTTATCTATAAATTTATCCATCATTAAAACATTTTAAGAAATAATTTGCCAACCATATCTATAATCCAGTCTCTTGAAGAAGGGAATAATACTAATACAACAGGGAAGAATAGTGCTACTAAACGTATCTTACTTTCTGAGAACCATAACCAAAACCCCATACCTCTTTTATCGGCTTCTTTAACAGTTTCTGTAATAGTTTTTAAATCCTCTTTTATGCTCACATGGTTCAGTTCATTAACAGCCCTGTCTTTATCTAAAACCGCAATCTTATCTGCTAAGCTATCCAAAGTTGTAACCACCTTGTTTAATGTGTCTGTCATTCTCCTTCTTTCTGACACATCTATAATATGATTTGTTTCAAGAGCCGTTACTCTGCCATTTGTTATTTTTTGATGTTTAATTACCTCATCTAACTTACCTACTATATTACTGAAATTATCTTCGAATGAACGATAAACCCCTTCGAATTTTTCATTCATTAACTTCTCATCCTTATTATCCATTTTTAAAGTTCTCATTAAGGCAGTATTTGAAAAATACTATTATTATCAAATTTAGGAAATCTTGCATTATAACCTGACCAATTTTCCTGCCAAGCGACCCCTGTAAATTTTGTGTCAGGTCTTACATTATAAGTATTACTGTCTATTTGTAAATAATAGCCTCTCCAATCATTAGCAGGGAATACAAGATTGTATATAAAATTTCCAGCGTTAGCATTAAAATTACAGTTGCTGATTGTAACAAACCCATGCAATTCTACTTCATCTTCAAATGTAATATTGTCCATTACAATGTAACTACCACTTATAATAGTTTTGCCTTGCATTACAGGAGGGGCTGAAGCATAAGCCAAAAAAGAGATTGTATTTTCCCCTGTACCGTCTATAGAAATATTATGTGTTTGTGTAAAAGTACCTGACAAATATTTTACATCTCCAGGGGTTCCCCCTGTATTAATATAGTCAGTAAGTTCTTGATCAGAAGATATAATATCATCAGGTATATCTGGATTGACAGTTATAGAAACATACGCTTTATTTGAGACATTTCCTAGACTGTCCTCAATAGTATAGAAGAACCCGCCCAGACTTACTGCAGAACCATCTTGAGTAAAGGTCACAGTTCCGTTACCATTATCTACAACAGAACCAGCTACTACTTCAGTAATTACAATGCTGTTTACATCTAAAGAGGCACCTTCTGCAACTACCTCGTCATTACTAACTATATTTAAAACTACACTCCCCCCTTTATCTACCGAAGAAGTATCATTTCTTGCTATAGGATTATTATTAACTTCACTGTTTTCAGGTAGAAGTTCTAATTTACGCCCTATTATTAAAAATGCCCCGAAATCATCCCCAGTATGAGTAGCTTCTTCGGCTACATGTTTACTTCGAATATAAGGAAAACTTTTAATCTGATTGGTTGAAATATTAATGTTAGAATTATTATAAACCCCTTCCATTATAGGGGCTTCTAAATTCTCTAAATCATAGACATAATAAGTATCCCCATTTGAAAACACTGACGAAATATCTACTGGTACGCTTGCAGACAAGCTGTTATTGTGTATAAAAACATTGCATCTTTTACCCTCATGAGCGTTAGGGTAAAGATGTATAGAATCTGGCATTAAAGTAAAATCAGAATAGGACGCATAAGCACTATGTAAATCATGCCCTTCCTCTGTTTGCCACCCTTCAAAATTTCCCCAATAACCATTTTCAACCCCTTGTACATGAAATCCAGACGTCTTAGAAGCCCAATCATAGTAATTATTATGGTCGAAGAAATAAGTATCGGGAGTATCTACAGGATTAAGTATTACGAAATCTGGCGCACCGTAACCATAATGTCCCCTATAGTAAGTTGGGCGTATAGTAAAAGTGTTACGCTGTACATCACAATTAGCAGCCATTTGTAATTGCACTCCCCCATTAGTACTAGTACAATCTCTCATTATATGAGTATACCCATTGTAATGATACCCAAGTTGAAACACAGTACCTGTATTAGACCTAAACATATACCCATGACAGTTATCTACAACATTAGAATCCTCTATAGAAGCCCCTCCACAATCTAATAGATATTGGTACATAGAGGCCACCCCTTCTTTGGAGTTAATACTGCCTGAATTTATTATAAGATTGTTGTAAAAATCGGAACCATACACTTGAGCTCCCCCATCACTATAGTATTGAATACCATTACCAAAAAAGTGCATTATCACATTATCATAAACCTGCATTCTACTGCCCACACCATTTTCAAAGTACATACCATGTTCCCTACCATAGTTAGATTGGTTAACTGTACCATCATGAGTCCCTCCATAAAATAATATATTACCATATACTAAGGGGTTAACTGAAGAGACAGGGCTATGCAATCCAGTAGAGTCGTACAAAATACAATTTACTATAGCGCTCTCTTCACCTTTCAATACAGCAAACCCACCATCTATAGGAACTAGTGGATCGTCCCAAGCATATTTGACGGACTTTAAATTTTCAGGATAAGTAACAATAACATCCTTAAGTTCGATAAAATCACCCAGAACTATATTAGATTGCCATAAAACAAAAATAACTTGCTCATTATTATAAGCTTGCATATGTATAGTACTTCCACTAGTACCTCCTATTTTGAAATCAAAGCTTTCATTAATATAGTAACCTCTTCTAAAAAAGACATTGGAACCTGCTAAGACATTATCTTCAAGTATATCTTTTACACCATAAGGATTCCCAGCAGTACCGTCAGCATTACTTCTACCATAAGGGACTGTATACACCCCGTTAGGATAAGTAGGATTAATGGCACCCGCTTCACCCCCCCAAGACTCTGGCACATTTGCCCAATTGAGATTCCCATTACAGTTTGTAAAAGCGTCCGTATAGGTCACAATACCTACATTCCCCCAAAAAGCAGTACTATTAAGAGAAGTAGTAAATAGAGAAGCATTTTTAGCAAACTCTGTCATAACAGGGTTACTAGATAATACCCATAAAGACGTGTCCATTGAAACTAAACTATGACATCCGGAGACAAAGTTTCTAAAATTTACTACATTATCAAAGATAAGGTTTCCTGTATCCACAGTATTTAGATACGCACACCCATCAAAGAAATAACTTAAGTCTGTAATACTATTAGGGAGGCTTGAAATATTAGCGTACATTAAACGTACAGCCCCTTGGACAAATCCTTCGACTTGGGTAAGTCCCACATCCCCCACTTGATTTATTTTAATAACCTTCTCAACTCCAAAACCCCCTTTAAACCCAAATGCGGGCATAGTGCCTTTTATGGTAATTGTAAATCTACCTATTAACATGTAAGTATGGGAAGGGTTTACACCTGTTACAGACTCAGTATCAGAGCCATCCCCCCAATTTATTACAAAATCATTACTTGAAGAATAAGCAGGTAAAGTAAACACAGTGCCTGATTCTGAAATAAGCACTTCCATTTCAAATGTCTCAGGATGATAAGCTCCCCCACATTTTACAGGGATTTCATTATAATTTACTAATGAAGGACTCCCTAAAAAAGTATTTTTAATATATTCCTCTGGAAAATAGAAATTATACCACCAGTTTTTTGATGGAAAATGCCCTTTCAATAAAGGGTTGTTTGAAAAAGCTCCCCCAAATGTAGGATTGTGCCTATCATTAATGGGTATCTTGTGTGTAATCCAATCTCTTGTATCTATATATTCTAACTTGGCCAAGTGTGTAAATGCATTATAAGCTACCTCCGCTTTGTATACATTCCACTTTGAAGTGTCTAACTCTATTAATTCTGAGTTTTGGACAAACATATTTGCAATATTTAAAACCGAACTAAATGCCCACCTACTACTTTTCACCACCTCTAATTTAGAGGCATTACGTGCGAAATAAGAAAAATTAGATATGCGAGACGTATTCAAATTCTCACTATAAAAATGAGTAAGACTACTCATGCCGTAGATACCATAACCAAAATTAGTAAAGTCAGCCCCATTAAAATCATCAAAAGATAATGAAGTTATATTGTTACAATTCTGAAACGACAACTCCCTAAAAGGTATATTTCCCCACTGTACTACTTCCGTAATACCATCATGGCTTGAGTAATCTCCATGAGCCCCCGTTCTAAAGCTCCAATGTGTCAGCACTCCTGTAATAGAAATATCATAAGTACCATTAGAAGAGTATACATGAGATTTACTAGCGGCATCCCAAGTAGTTATTGTATCAGAATTCCCATCCCCCCAATCTACTATAAAATTATAGGTACCTGAAGGGGTTAAAGGAAGTGTCACTGAACTTACATTAGACCATCTAGTAATAAATTCAGTTGTCTCGGCCATGCCTACACCTATATACTCTGAAAAGTATTCATTACCTACCCTATCTAGCTTATTAGCTGGAGTAACACTGACTGCTACATATTTCCCTATAATGTCAGTAGTAGGTAAATAGTCTTTTGTAGTCTCCCCATTTATCTGTGTTGCATTAGTGCCTACAGCATCATCTGCTAAATACCATTTAATTTCAGTGTGGGGTGTTTTATTAGTTTTCCATTGTTCTTCTGATAATGACAAGTCCTTATACCTATAGTCCAATGTCATTACCCTATTAACCATAGGAGTTCCGGAGATGAAGACATTAAAACATTCAGGAGTATCACTTGGTCGAAGCCTTACTTTCTTATCTGAAAAATCAGAAAATACCTCTGGCCCATGGACCCCTGCTTTAGTAACAACTTCTACGGAAGCTACCATATAATAACCAACATCATCATTTGTAAGAATGTACCTATCAATATTGTTACCTGAAGCTATTAATTGCACGTTTGCTACATCAGTATTTGGACAACGATACCATCTAGTAATAGTAGCATCTTCATCTTCAGCATGTACATGTTCGTTTTTACCTTCAGAATTCAAAAATAAATACTGTAAGCCAAGCTCCTCTTCTGTAAGCCACCAATTATCCTCCATACCTATATTGAAGTCAAAAGGAAACCGGTCCTCTGTAGGGTACATTCTAATAGTAACGGCTCTAGGGCCTGTTAAATCGTGTTTCATAATTATGCTGTTGTAGATGCTGTTTGTATATTACTTTCTGGAGAGTTTTCTGACGTTGCATTAGTTACTCTTATCGCAAAGTCATAATTTGTACTAGCACTAAGCCCTGTTATCTGATAACTAACAGTATCTGCTGCAAGAGATACTGTTGTCCAAGAACCTCCTCCTGCTGTTCTATAAAGTACAATAACGTTCTCCTCGTTTTCATTACCTGCCCCTGAATCAGGGTTAGGATCTGACCATGTCAAATCTGCTGTGGTAGAGCCCATTGTAGGCGCATTTAAAGCAGGTGCAGTAAGTGCTATATTTTTCCAATTATTAGGTATATCGGAATAGTTTGATATCTCTAAGGCATCCTCAAATGCTCTAGAATGACTTGCTATACCGCCATTCCCCCAGAATGCATTAGGGTTAATCCAACATTTGAAATCAGACCTTCTCGCAAATATTTCCATATTAGGACTTGCAGTAACCCAATTTCTGGTAAATAGTGATAATATTTTATTATCATTGAACATTCCGTACATAGTTGTAGCAGTACCCACATTCATATTAAGAGTATCTAAATATTCTGATTTTATACCTAAGAAAGTATATTGCAAATTAGTAGCACCAGAAAAATCAATATTTTCTACAGGTATTTCCCTTGAAGTAGACTGGTAAGCAAATCTATAAAAGTCTGTAATATTATTAGTATTCGACCATCCTTCATTATACAAATAAGCTTTAGTTCGATAAAGCATGGTTCGCATTGATGTAATGCTTGTAAAATTAAGATTTCTAGCGTCTATAGTATAAAGATTAGGAGCATTGTTCACCAAACTTTCTAAAGTTGTAATATTTGTAAGATTTATATCTTGCATATACAAGTACTCCACATTAGGACAATTTGACAATAACCCTACTATATTAGAATAAGAGATAATACCCATTTGGTCAATGCCTATTACCATTGAAGCACTGGTATTGGTAGATAAGAAACTAAACGAAGTAGCTGTACCCCCTACCTTCACGAGATAAGTTCCTGCGGTTGCATAAGTATGAGTAGGATTTGAAACTGTAATGCTAGCATCACTGTTACCGTCCCCCCAATCTATATTTATATCATTTGTACCATTGAAAGGGAGAGTAAAACTATCCCCATCTGTAGTTACACTAATAGTCATAAGCATATCGCCTGAAACTGCCAAGGTAGTAACTGTGACTGTATTACTCCATACAGTAAACTGCCTACCTCCATTTGTCACTGCTTTAACCCTTGCTTCATAATCAGTGTTTGGAGTAAGCCCTGTAACATAGATACTGTCGTTTACTTTAACACCGTGTTTATAATGAACCCAATCTGTTGTGCCTGATACTCTATACTCAACCCTAAGATTAGTCGCATTATTCACATGTCCAAAACTAATCCTAAAACCACGAGGCCTTATATCTTCAACCGTAGCAGTCCCCATTGTATCTTGCCCGGGAAGTGAGCCGGTTGTTGTGGTATTACTAATTGTTGTGTAGTCACTATCTCCAAGCATACCGTTACCCCTGAAATAAGCCCTAATATCGTAATTGGTTCCCGGTACAAGTAAATCAGCCCCTATACCAGATTCCCAAATACCTTTGATAGTATAGTCTGAAATACCCCTACTAGCAATGAACATTTTATCCCAAGTAGCCTCTGAACTCTCCTTTACTTCAATAACAAGTCCTGTGTCTGCCCCACTATTAGGGTCATTCCAAGAAATAGGAATTGTATGATCTGTAACTGTACCTAAAGTAAGTGTAGGAGCAACCATTGCACTTGCAGCTGCTGCTATTGCCCCCGTATACGCACTAGTGCCTTCTATACCAGTACCATTAGCATTTGCAGGCGTTACACCGTACATAATGAACTTACTTACATCTGCTGCTATAAGCGTATAAGTTTGGGAAGTAGCTCCACTGATAGCTGCTAAATTAGTACCTGAAGCATCATCAGCCCTATACCATGCATAAGTAGAACCACTTTCAGCATCCCCATCGGCATCCGTATAAGTGTAGGTTCCTGTAAGGGTCTCCCCTTCTGTTTCTGTACCTGCAATAGTAACATTAGTCGCTGTAGGTAAATTATCAACTGCCATAGAAGTGGTAGCAGAAGTACTTCTTACCTCACTATCATTCTTCCAACCATCTCTACCAAATATGTAATTAGTATAATCAGTTTCTGCAGAAAGGCCTGTAATAACAATACTATTAGAACCTCCTCCTGTAACAGTCGTATTGCCAAACACTTCTGCATTAGTACCAGCTTCTATTTCAGACTTTAAAGGCACGCTAGAAGTACTTAAATAAGCCCCCCAATAAATAATACCATTTCTATTAAAAGAAGGGGTAATTTCTATACTAGTATCTGTTACAGTACCTATATAAGGATAAGATACAGAGGCTACATTAGAGCCTGTACCTGTACCTTTTACAGTAAAAAGTTCAATCTCTATATTATCCCCTGAATCAAAATCTAAACCCCCAGTTGCACTTGTTTCTCTTTCAATAGTACAAACAGACCCACTAATTGATACGGATTTTACAACATAAATAAAATATTTGTCGCCCCCGCCACTAGTTTTTTCAGTCATCGCAACAGTATCCCCAACCTCAATCGTTAATAGTATGCGCTTAATATAGCTCCCAGATGCATTAAACAAATTGAAATATATGAAATACCCGTCTGTAGATACTTGTCCATTTCCTGGCGAATGCGAATGATTCCCTAATGCCGTATACTGAAGTAGGTTTATATTCTCTTCGCCTTCTACTGCCGCACTTAAATCTACAGCATCTCCAACTACTTTATTTGTAAACACACCTTCTGAAGAGTTAAAAGAGGCTGTCCCTACGCCATTAGCTGCATTTGTGAATACCCTTGTATTCATAGAAGCTTCAAAAATGGCTATATGTCCCCCTTGTACTTCTTCTACACCTCTAACAAATTTTACAAAATTAGTAATGTATGAAAGAGACCCTGTAAAAGTATCCTTATAAGAAGAAATATCTACACCTGCTGAGTAAAATACACTTGTTTCATAGTTACATAAGTGAGCGTCCCAATACATTAAAGTAGTAGTTACTTTGGCATTGCCAGATATTTGAAAAACTACATTACCTATTGTAGGAGTCACTTTTATACCAGCTATACTTATATTACCATATACATTGTCAGCTTTTAAATAACCTGTACCATTTAAATTCCATGTAGCATTTTGATTAGTACCTGCTGCAGCAATCATTGTAGCAGCCTCTAACCTTATACGGCCATTATGAAACCCCATAAGATTTAGCATATCATTCCCCCAATCATGGGCCCCATCAGCAAACAGTATAACAATTTCTTTACCTGCCATATCCTTAGGTAAAACATCTATCTGTACTTGTATAGAAGCAAAAGAATCGTAAGTATGCTTTAATATAATAACATCCTCTTCTAACTGTCCCCCATCTACAGCTACCCAAGAACGTACACCAGTAGATGTAGAACTTAGAAATAAGCCTGTTGTAACAGGATTGCCTAAAGAAGCTTCTTTACTATCTAAAGTTGTTTGTAAATCAGACTGATCCGATAAGAGACCCCCTATACTCCCCCAAGTAGCGGCCCCTCCACCTATTACAGGATTATAAGTACCATCATCAGATAGGTATTTATTACCTGTACCTGTAGTAATTAGGCTGTCCAATAAGGCTTTATTAGAATGAGTATGCCTAGCAGTAGTATTCCCTAATACATCCCCATTAGTACTTACTTTAGCATCGGTATAGTACTGGTTAGCTACCCCTTCTGTTAAATTATCTGTAGTATTAGGTATATGGTCTAAAAGTGGCTGTAAATCAGTTATAGAAGAAATAGAATGTTGGTCTGCCAGATTCCTATTTACTAACATAGAATGGTCCGTCACGCCACCTACACCTTCTCTATAAACACCGTCATCCGCAAGAAACTTAATACCTGTACCTGTAGTAATTAAGCTATCAAGTAGGGGTTTATTAGAATGGTTATGTCGGTTCATGGTATTTAGCAATACGTCTGTATTGTTTGTTACCCTAGCCTCTGTAAAGTAAAAATTAGAATTCCCTTCTATTAAACTGTCAGTAGTTTGAGGTACCCCGCTAATAGTAGCAGCGTCTACCCAAGATCTTGTACCATTGACAAGGGAACTAAGCACCATGTTATCTGCAACAGGGTCCCCTAGATTACTTTCTTTGGACGTCAAAAGAGTATTTAGGTCTACTTGAGTTGTAATATCCCCTACTATTTCCCCCCAAGTAGTGGCTACTGTAGGGTCTTGTCCCGTTACAAAAACTAAGCCATTTTCTGCTGGATTTACCCTTACATATTTCCCGGCCTCTCCTGTTAATGAATTAGGGGTATCAGTAAGTTCTGTAAAAAGTGCAGTGCCGTTCAGCATCTTTCCTCTGGTATCGTATATTTCCCTATCAAGCCAAAAAGCATTTTCCCTAAACGTAATATTACCTTGGTACTCTTTACTAGTAAACTCTAAAGATACAGAATTATCCCCTCTTAATATCTCTTGTATGTCCTTCATATATTTTAAAATAAAAAGGCGGACGATTAACTCGACCGCCCTTCCTTATTAGTACTATATTGATTACTCTATAACCAAACTAAATCATCATCAGATTTAGAAGCTGGTAAAGAAGCCATCCAATCATCCAAGTCGTCCTCAATACCACTACCTTGATTAAGGGTAGGAGCACCTAAAGCTTTTTCAAAAGCTGTTTGAGTTGTAAGAGAAGTTTGTTTAGTATATTGGTTGTCAGCACTTACATATGCAGCATCATGCTCTATTACAATAGTATTATACTCACCATTTTTTTGTACACGTTGTACTGGATAAGCTACTGGGAACCATATTCTATTCTCAATTCCTCTATAACTCAAAGAATGTTTTTCAATATCCCTTATAACTTCCCAAGAACCTTGCCCTCTAAAAGCAGCGCCATAAGATTTTGTTGGGGCAGTAGTTACAGCTGTCCAATTACCGTCATTATCTACATAATTAAGATAAGCTTCAAAATCAACCTGTGTTAACTCATCTATATCATTAACCTTAGAAGTACATTCTGGGATTGCTTTACCTGTAGCTACAAAATTAGCTTGGCCATTAGCATTAACAGAAATTCTAGCACCCCCTTTAATAGAAAGCTGCCCTTTATTGTTACGTATTCTAGCACGTAATCCGTCAAAAACTTCTACAGAAGTATCCCCAGTTTTAGCAGTGTATCTGTAAGTCTGTGAGTAAGGGGCTGGACGCTCTATAATATCTTTATAAACAAATTTAATAAGATACTCTGTACCTGCTACTATAGGATCTGTAATAGGTCCGAATGTAACACTCTTTTCAGTTTTTGCAGTATAAGAAGTTTTACTGTAGGTTTTTACCAAATTCCCGTCTATAGGAGCTGATATAATAAGTCTACGCATAGCACTCTCTGTACCATCAGGGGCTGTTTCAGTCCCCATATCTGCAGAACCTTCTGCTATATAAATTGTAGGGGTAGTAGTAAAAGAATCGGTACCTCTAATATACCCTTTAAAATCCTGTGTTAAAACTACTATCTCACCTTCAGCAATATTTTGCTGTATTTCGTTAATAGAACTGCCGCCAAATTCTCCTGCGAAGCGGTCAATATCCTTACCGATTAATATTTCATTTACTCTTTTTAACATAATATATTTTATTATTTATTACTTTCTTGTTGTTTTGGTTGGTGGGCTAGCGACACTCCCACACTTCTTAAATATAAGGATGCGGCAATTTTAACTATATCCCTATGTACATTTTTAGGCAGGTCTTTATAATCTTCTGATGTATTAGATAATACTAAAAGAGCCGGATTCCGTAAATACCTTAAATAGTATTCAAGTACAGTATAATTACCATCAGTAATTAGTATTACTTTACCACTGTTAAACAAACGTAAAGGTTTAGCACTCCTGTAATGTAACCTATAAGGACTATAAGGATCTGCTAATTGATTTGCAAGCAAGGCTGATGAAGAGTCGGTTACACCTACCCTCTTTACTTCAGTAGCTTCTGCAGTAACAGAGTATTGAATCTTAACTTCTTCATTAACTGCATGTAGATAGTCCTCTGGTAAAGTAGCCATAAGACTATTATTTCTGAAAGTGTAGTTAGCTGTTTGTAAACTTTCTTCAACTACTAAGTTTTTAAGAACATCTGTAACTTTTTGAGTCTCTTCAAAAGACTCCTTCTCATTAGAATAGTTTACTTCTACAAATTCAATAATAGCTGTATTTAACCAATAAAATATAGTGTCAGAAGGAACAATTCCCACTTCATCATATTTATTAACTGTATATTCAAAAGCTTCCTGAAATTCTCTAGGGCTCATACTATTCTTTTTTATTTAACTCTATTGAATGTGATTGATAACGAGGATCTGCAACATTTTCCAAAGCAAGATTTACTGCCAAAGATACAATTTCTGGATGTATTTGCTCACTTACAAGTCCCTGAGATACCACTTCGTCATCCCAATGAGATTTTATACTGTAGTCAGTAATCCAAGCATCAGGATTAGTAAATAAAGCCAATTTCTTAGGTTGCATTACATAAGAAATATATGCCCATTCTGGTGTTACAAAAGGGTCGTGTATTATGTTAACCTCATTACCCTTTAAATAAACGAGCCCATTCCTTAAAAAAGGCTTGTTAGTAGGGGTTTCTACAAAATCTCTAATATCCTTCTGCTCTATAACTTCTGTTTCCATAGGACCATCTTGGCCTACTGCTTTAAAGTAGGTATCTATGTAGAAGAGGTATCGCGGCATATTGTCAGCTACTATATTTATAGTGGCTACATTTGGATGATACTCGTGAGGTCTAAAATGAGGATATATAGCACTAGGATTGCCTGTGGGATAATAATTCAACCTTTCGGTATTCCTTATAAGGTTACTTAAGTCATCAGATCTTTTAGTGACCTTGCCTTTATACAAAGTGTCAAAACCCTCTTTCCTAAAATTATTCCCAAACATCTTTTGCTTGATGACTTGCAATTGCGCCTCATTCAACCAATAAAGTACTTCTTCCTCTTCAAAAGACACAGTTTGGAAAGAGGTAGTTTTATCCACCCCTATATTAAAACTGTTTATCATCTCAAGAACTGTCATTACTTAATAATAGTTTCGTTTATAATAGTTGCTTTGATTTCAGAATTTTCTTTTTCATCAATATACTCTATAGCAGCCTCTAAAGTATTCCCTAAAGTAGTAGTGCCGTAAGAATATATGTTTTTATTTTTCCTTACTACATTCTTAGAAATCGCTTCTTTAATCAAATACTCAGTAGCCCTATTTTTATTGTTTACCCATTTATCGAAAAATCTTGCGGGACTTTGTTCTAACAGTGTCATTAACCTTTCTTCAGCTACAGAATCTGAAACGCTGTCAGATTTAAAGCCATAAAGTCGTAAGCATTTCTTAATATCCCCAGACTTCATTTTATCAAATTCTTTATACGCTTGTCTCTTAAGCCTGTTCTGAATATTATTTTTACTAGCCTCCTCTTGTGGATTGCTAATATAATATTGAGCGGTAGGCTTGATAGAATCCAATGATTCAGCTACTCGCTTGTGCCCCTTAAGGAACAAATATTTTAATTCATCAAAAGGGTCAGTAGTGTCTAGATAAAAATCTTCAGAACCCATTCGAATTCTAAAAGTGTCCCAATAGGCAGAGCCCGGGGCTAAATCCAAACTCAAAATCTCACCTAAACGGTCAGCATCCTCTTTTGATAGGCCTGTATATATTCTACCCGACCTTGTGAAATATGGTCCTAAGGCATCAAAACAATTTGGATATCTTGTTATACCTGACCAGTCCTGCTTATGCAGGTGTTTTATTCTTACTTCCATAACTATTAGTTAGAAGGTTTTAAAAAGATCAAGGGGCCGAAGCCCCCGATCAAATAATTATTACTAGGCAATATCCATGATTAATTCCCCACTCGTTGTAGGATCTTTCATCATGATTCCCTGCTCTGTTAAGAAGTTAACTGAATAACCATCTTTAGCATTAGCACGAAGAGTTGATTTAGATTTTGCATGTCCAGTACCTGGAGCTACAGAACCAGCAATATGCCACATAGCCATCTCACGATCTTTACGAACAACTTTCTGCACATTGGATTCGCCATCACGCATTCCAAAGTCAACAAAGGTCATCCTATAAGATTCTAAAGGCTTGCCACTAACTGGGTGTAAACTACGATTATATACAATATCATCATACAATGGGAAGTGCTTCAATGTAAGTTCTATGCCATTGAGCATTTTATAAGTAGTGAACTGCCCGCCTAAAGTAAGCTCTTGCCCAGAACCTGATACAAATTTAGTATCAACTAATTGGTAACCTGAAGCTTTTTCTTTAAGTATACGGTCAAATTCTTTCATTCCCATCTCACCTGTAAGAGCTACAAACTTACGCTCCCCTTTGGCCATGATGTTATAAGACAAATTGAAGAGATAATCCTCAAGTAGATCCGCTGTCAGTTTTGTATAGGATTGACGGTTAGAAGCAGCAATCTGCTGTAACAAACCAGCGCCAATATATACAGGACGTCCATTAGTACCTTTTAAATCAGTAGTACCGTCTGGATTAGCGTTATACTTAGAATAAACTAAGAAACGATCCATTGTTTGATACCATTGACGTAGGGCCACCCACTCCTGATAATCAGACCATAGATAAGATGATTTTCCTGTTTTAGGATCTTTCATCTCGATTACCATCTTAGACGAATAAGCAGAACCTGTAATATCATAAGATAATCTCATTGTAGTAAGGTGATTCCTTAACTTCAATGGAGTATTATAATTCACGATATCTGACTCATCACTGTACTCTTCGTAAGCAGAGCCTTCACGGCTTACCCTTTTACTTTTTTCCAATAGCTCAGGCGGAATATAAGATTCCGATCTACCATCGGCTACAAAAACAGTGTATACAAAATAATCACCATCTTGATAAGGGGCGCCTGAAACTCTTACCTGAAACTCACGTTCATCAAAAGCCAAGATTGCGCCTGGGCCAACATTTCTGTTGATGTTCAGTAGGGGGCGTTATTCCCTACCCGCTTTTTAAGCTGCTCATGCTCTCACATGAGATCGGACTATATCTTCATCCACTAGGGATGTTTCGCACTTCCACTCACTAGAGTGTACTCCTTTCGGATAGTCTCTGAACCTTCAAGTAGTCTGAATCAATTCTAAGTCCTTTAAAGTAACCTTGTTTTACGTACATACCAGTATTGGCATATTTTGTAATTAGTGCTTTAAAGTTTTTAGCAGAACATCCAAATTGTTTAGCTACATTTTTAATTCCTATTATTGTAAATGAATTATTGTTAAATACATTTGTAAAAGTATAGACTTTATAAGTTTCAGGTATTTTAAACCTACTTTCTTTTTTAAAGGAATAGTCTGTATTTTCTTTTGGGGTAACCCATTTTAGATTATTTATAAAATCGTTTTTTCTATTATAATCTTTATGGTTTACTTGTTCTTTATTTTCTGGATTTGGAATATATGTAATAGCTACTAATCTTGCTATTCTATATTCTCTCCTATAACCTTCTTTTTGTAAAGCAACTCTATTATACCCATCCATTGATTCTCTAGGGGATAAAAATTTGTTACTTCTATTTGAAAAAACTTTTCCATCTTCAGTTATAGAATAGGAATCTTCCCATCCAGGAATTGGTTTCATTTCTACTAGCTCGGCTGCTGATTGTCTATTTTTAATTTTCATCTCTATATATTTAAGTATTACTCTACGGTCTAAATATCTTTAAGAGTTTCCAGCAATTCACGAAATTTATTTTTCTACATATTACTATGCAGCGTGGCTCAGCCCATTGGTTAACCACTTTTCTTTCAAATACAAAAGTATAGGAGTTTGGTTTATGCCTGGTGTAAGATTATCGGTAATAGCCGCACCTTGCCACTTAGCATCAAATATTTCAATGGCTTTGTCATGTTGTATCATAACTGGCCATTCGTACTGTCTGTTTTCAACAGTAACTGTTTTTCCTAATCCTGAGGTCAGGAAGTCGATTACACTACTTTCATAAGTACCAAATACATAAGACAGTATAGTAGAAACTTCGTGAGGTTTTGTCATCAAAGCATTTGATAACATATTCTCATCTACTAAATCTGAAAACCATTTGGCACGGTACAGCTGTAATCCGTTAAGAACTGTATTAGTCATTTAAATTAGTTTTTAGTTTAAAAAGGATTTCTCAATTGACTGCTAGCCATATCCCAAATATCAGAAACTGTATTACCTCCTTGGCCACTTTCATTTCTTACACGTAAGCCTTTATTTGCGAGCCTCTTTTTTAGTCTACTAGCAGCTTCAGAAGTTGCTTTCTTCTGAACCTTTTGTACTAGAGTGTCGCCCTTCATAGTGAAGAAAGCAGACTCAATCATGTTACGTTGAGATTTCACATAATCCTCTTGGTACTTAGTCTTCCCGGAACGAGTGGGTTTAAATATATAATCAAAGAGATCTTTTTTCTCTCTTTTAGTAAGAGTTATACCCCTAACGTCCTTCAGACCTTCTATTTCTTTCTTTACGTCACCTACGTATTTTTGTTGTTTCTTTATTTGGGCATCATTGTCTATTCTTTGCTGTTCTAATAGCTTTTCTGCAATTCCTTCTTTAGCCTCCTCTATCATTTCTAAAGCGTCTTCAGCCTCTTCCTTTAAAACACCCGCATCTTCATACCTATCTATAGCTCTAGTTATCTTAGCTTCGGAATATCCTTTCGTTTTTAAAAGTTCTGTAATAACACTTTTCTGATCTTTATAAGAATCTATATCAATTGTGGCAGGGTTTACACCGCCTTTAACAGTCTCTAAAAACTCCTCTAATTTACCACCTTCTTTAACATATTCATCTGCTAAAGCAAGAGTCTCGTCTGCATAAGAAGGCTTAGAATTCTCATCAACTACCTTTTTAACAAAATCTATAACATCTTCTACACTTTTAAACTCTTCCTCCCCCTTCTCAAAACCAAATCCTTCAAATAGTCGGTCCTGCAGATAAGCAGCTAAATCAGGCTCAGCCTCCCCAAAATTAGTACCTAAATCTGGGTCAGAATCGCCTTCACTTCCACTACCCCCTTTTGGGTCTTCGTCATCTTCGTCATCCTCCCCATCCTCTTCGTCACTTGGATCCTCTCTAAAAGGAATTTCATCAGTCCCTTCTTTACCTAATTGCTCAGCCTCTTCCTCTAATTTAAGATTAGCAGCTATTTCTTCAGCGGTAGGAAGCTCCTCTCCTCCTTCCGATTCTGCCTCTATCGAATTTGTTCTATCCGAGATGCTTTGGGCCACTGCTGAAAACCCACCAAATATATCTTCTTTCATAGTTTAACTAGTTTATTGTTTTTTGTTTGGCTTTATTTCTAGCCTCCATTCTTTTAATTTCTTCAATAGATTGATTAGATCTTCGTTGTTCCTCTAATTCTTCTCTTTTCACTGATGTCTCTTTATCCACTTTATCTTGAGCAATTCTATTCTTATGCACTTCTAAAACTTCTTTAGAGTCTGCCCCAATCAAAGCTACTTCTATAGAAGTTTCAGAATCCCGAATAGAATCCCTCTCTGTTACTTCTAACTTATTCATTTCTAATTTTAGCTTGTTATCCTCAGCTTCCTTGCGCATCTTCTCTATTTCCATAAGAGATTGTTGTTGCTGCTGTTGCTGTTGCTGTTCCTGCTTAGCCCTATCCATTTCTAATTTTTTAAGTTTATTTTTAATATCTGTAAGATTGTTAGACGCCATAATCTCAGCAATTTCTGATAGTGAAGCCCCATTCTGCATAGCAGGTTGGTAAAGATTTTTAATCATCTCTAAGTTTCTATTCTCCTCTGTACTGTCGGTTACAAATATAGTATGATCCGCATACACAAAATCATCTGTAATATCTAAAAATACCCTTGTAACGTCATCGTAGATGTAGTTTAGTTTTTCTTTGCCAGACTTGTGCCACACATTTTTAGCAATATTTAACAGGTTTGATAAAACTCTTTTTTTAACTTGCATATGCGCAAAAAACAAAGGTTCTGTGATATGAGATGACTGCGTTATCGTTTGCTGTACATTGCCTACAAGTTCATTAGACTGTACCTGCCCTTGACGCTGTCTGGATACCCCTGAAATTTCTCCCATCATATCCTCTATCTTATCCATGAGGCCTATATATTCAGAAATAACTGAAGACATCGTAAGATCCACTTGACTAAATTGGTTGAATTGAGAGGCTTTCCCCCCTTCTCTACCTGGCACATCCCATCCTTCTTCATAAGGATTAATAAGATTTACACCAGCTGAGGATAAATAATGAAGCCATTTATTAACATCTACACCCATTGATTTAGGTATTTGAGTAACATCCATGTTTATAATTTTGCCCTTATCTCTTGCAATAGCTAACTCTAGCCGATACCATATTACAATATACATATACTGTAAAGGCTTCATAGTCTCTACTAAAGACTTAGGGGCTGTATTGTTATTATTATAGACAACACCTACATAGGGTAATTTATTACCATTAGGATTATCTATAGATACAGATTGTTCCGGTATAGGCCTTATTCCTACATATATACCGTCACCTATTCTATAGCCTTCCCAAACTTCTAAAACCCAGTCCCAAGTAACCTCTTCATTTTCTTGTACCTTATAGGTCTCATCTACAACTTCTTCTTGAGGTTCCCCATTCTCGTCTAAATAAGCCAGAAACCCCACTTTCTTATAAGACTTCCAAGTGGCATGCCACACATCTATAGTATTGCCTGTAAAGGCATCACAGCTATCGTTTCCATCTACAGAAATATTTCTCCATCTTATATGATTATATTCCCTGCTATTTCCTTTACTCTCATAACCCGATTGACTATGCCTTAAAGTAAGCTCCTTTAAATCAGACTCGTCCATTATATCATAAAAACGATCATAAATAGCTGCAGGGGTCATGCGCAATCTTCTAACTGCCCATTCCCCATCCTCTATAAACTGAACTTCTGGACTATAGTCAAAACTAAAAAATAGAGGGTTAACACGCTCAGCAATAGGCTCCCCATTTAACTGGCCTGTATAATAAACCTCCATACTTGCACAAATCAAATCATGGAAGCCCTCCATAAATTTATATTTTAAATTTTCTTTTTCCTTCAAATAATTTAAAGTATGAAAAGCAGTAGTCTCAGATATATCTGAATAATCTTTAGACATGTAGTCCCCAACTGAAAGTAGTTTATCCATCTCTTCTTCTGTAAGAGGAGCGTCAGAATCCCCTTCCCCTAATATATCCGATAAAGTAGCTATTAAAAGTTCTTTATGTTTAGACTGAAATTTCGTAGTGGCTTCCCCATCAGTCTGGGCTACCCTAAGAGAAAAAGGCCTTTTAGTTTCTTCTCCCATTAACAAGTCTATTTTAGGCTTGATAATATTAAAATTCTGCAATGAAGCTGGGAAACTATCATTAACTTTATAAGGATCTGTAACATATTTAAGATCCTTCTCATCAAATATCCCATTGTATAAATCATAGGATATTTTCATTTGCTGCTTACGACCAGCAGTATTATTATTTCCAAAATAGAACTTTGATATAAAAGCGTCTACACTGGCCTTTTTCCATTTTTCATTTTTCTCCCTTAGCGAAAGCATTTGGTAAGGTACCACACTGCTCTCAGGATTGTAAGATGATGCCATTTTATTAAATTGAAATGTTATACGTATAATTTTCCTCATCATCATAGCCTGTAAATAAACCATCAGGAAATAACAAGCGCTTTTTATTTTCCAAACGATTTTTCTTAACATGCAACTTATGCAGTTGTTGTCGGTACATCATGACCAACATGAATGCCATTACCCTATCGAAATTACCTTTATCATTGTAGGCTATGAGTTCCTCTAATAAAGGTTCCGACATTATTTTGGTAAGATTCTTTTTACCTGGGGCAAACTCTTCGACTAACCAGTCCCTTATTGCACCCTCTCCCCAGTCCTTAATAAACTGAGACATATGGATTCCTTTTTTCCTGTCTACTTTACTATCTTTTACAATATCTCCTATTAAATCATTAGGCTGGTCTGCTAATAAATAAGTGGCGTTTACTTTTTCAAAATAAAAGAATAAACCTTTCTTCTCATTTTCATATAATAAAGTAGCATTATAATACATAAGTAATTTACGAACATTCTCATAATATTCTGCTGCAGTATCCGGCCTACCAGTATACTCTGCTACAGGCATATCATAATATTCTTCAAAACTCTGTATTCGTTTAAATATAAAAGTAGAACCTAAAGAATTAGTCCCTGATTTATCGTGATCATAGGGGTCACAGTTATGTCCCGAGAAGTACTGACATATAAAACTGTGTGTTTTACAATCAAAATTATAAACGGTACCCGAATATGTAGACACTTCTATATTTTTTATTTTAATGTAAATATAAGTTAAATCCTCAGACATTTGACAACCTCTGCTTTTAACAAAATTTATTCCGTTTTTATTAACTCCTATCAACTTTAATTTTCTACTATTGTATAAAGAATTGTATAAATTATATAATTTTACAGTATTTGTCTGATTCACTCTTAAACGATAACTTTCTTTTCTATTTCCAATTTTCCCCTTAATATTGTATTTCCCTTTCTTTTCAGACAAATGAAAACTAGATACAATTCCTACCGAAAATAAAATGTCTTGTATATCATAAAGTAATTTTCTATTAATACTTTTAAAACTACTAACTATTCTATTGTTATCTAAATAAACAGATCCGTCAGAATCTAAATATCCTAAAACTAATTGAAGTTTATATTCTTCAGGTATATACTTAACCCATTCAGAAATATACTTACCATCGGCATATTTACCAAAATTATCTTCTAAGAATAAGAATAATTGTTTAAATTCAAACTTATGCGTACCAGATCCATTTTGAACTTTGGGATTAGGATTTCTATTAAAAAGTTCTTTAACAATTCTTTTATACTTGTCTATATAATCAGTTTCTTTTTTACCGAAAGAATTGTAAATAGTATAATTTCTCCCTTGTTTATGATTGAACCCGTCTCCTAACCAATGTCCTACAAACCACCAAAAATCTTCATCTAACAAAGGATTAGTATCTTTTGTATTTCTAGTTTTATAATTATCCCAAATAGTAGTATCAATCTCTTTAGAATTTATTTTATAATAATTAGGAGCTTTAGTCCACATGCCTTTTTCAACTTCTTCTGCCCTTATAAAATCGAACTTACCTTCAGGAATATCTGCTACATATAAAGGATGTTCTTGTGTATAATTAGTAGGCCTATCCACATTATACATATGCACTTTATAAGTAGGTTCGTTTACTTTTTCATATCTTAATAAAGTATTTATTTCGACTTCTTCCCCTTCTTTATTTATGAGTTTATCTTCTAGTGTTACATCCTCCACATTCTTTAATCCTTCTGAAGTATTTACTTTCTCACCTGGAGTAAGACAGCCTGCTATATATAAGCCCCAAGGAGGGGCTTTCATAGGGTGTTCCCATATTACTATTTGACCCTTAGGGTCGTCTTGCGGATCTAAACGATACCTTATAATATCTTTAGCTTTATCAGCTTCTACAGGCATCCACTTTATAATACCTTCATTATCAAAATATAAATCTCCCACTTGTTTAAACTGACGTAACTTTTCGTCATTCCTTATATGAGCTAAATGCCTTTGCAAATCAGCTTTAGGGAATATATTAGAACTTAAATCAAGTAGGGCTTCTGCAGGTATTATAGGCTGCTCAGCAATATGCCTATCTATAGCACGTCTATCTGAAGCATTCTTTATTACTTTTGACCTTTGTAATAGCACATACTTCTTAGCTACTAAAGTTCTAGTATTACCTTGATCATCCATAAAGGGCTCTCCATTTAAAGGGTCATCCTTATCATCCTCATTATAATATTCCCCTTCTAAGTTAGCATACTGTGGTACAAAGAATCCTACCTTTTGACCAATATTTTCCTCATCCCATATATTATCTAACTCTAAACAATTGTATGCTTTAGGCCTCTCAAACAATTCTTTAAGACCATCAAAATCTTCGCCTTCCTCACCCCCTGTGTTTTTAGTTACAATACCATTAGCGATATAGGTATGAGTGTTCGAAGTTTGCAAATTATAAACAGGCTGTTCCCCTAAATCTTCTATTTTTACAATCCTTTCGAATCTTATACCAGAAATATATTTACTTAAGGAACTTTCATGTACAGATGCATACCCAACTATTTTATTTAAAAGGGTTTGTTTCCTATTAATAAGTGAAATTATTTTAGTAGAAAATACAAGTAAACTCTTAAGATCTTCTATAGAAAGTCTATAGTACCCCCCATTACTTTTTATTTTTCTATTTTTTCTTTCATCTTTTATAAAATGTATTTTACCATGTATACCCAATCTTTGTAATAAATAAAGCACTTCTAATAGTAAATCAAAAGAAGAAGAAAAATTAATTCTAATACGCCCTGTTTTTGTTTGATAAATATACCCATCAGCATCAAAAAACCCACTTAATATTTCTGTAACAGTATTTTCAGAATAAGAATGTATATCAATGGGAAAAGCTTTTCTATTTTTAGTTTGCCCATAGATCCCTAGTCCCCGTAATTTTTTAGTAATTCCTTTTATTCTAGTTTCTCTATATAGTCTACCATCTTTTGTAATATAAGATTTTTCTATTACTGTGTTAAATCTATCATCTATAAAAGAATTAACTTCTTCATCAGCATTAGATAGTACTGGTGTTTTATTATAACCATAAGAACCATCTCCAATAAGTAACCCTATAAAACGAGGTTCCCACATTTCTTTATTTGATTCAAAAGGAAATTCTTCTAAAACAGCTAATTGATCCCCTATTTTTAAATCTTCAGTTTTTGCCCATTTTACTTTTTTACGCCTCAGCCCTTCTCCTCTAAACCCAGGCACTCTCTCTTGTAAATCCCTTTTACTGAATAGCATAGGATGGTCATAACTACATTCTATAAACCTACCAGAATTCAATGTAATTTTATAACTCTGTTTTTTAAAACTAAAAAGGGTACCTACAATATCTTCCTTCTCATGAGAATATCCATTATAACCTATAGTCCCACTCTCTATTTTTAAATCTTCTACATTAACTAACCTACCCTCTTTGGTATAAAGCTTTGTACCCGCTAACGTACATCCAAAACCAATCATTGTCCCTTGTACAAAAGAGCCTTGTTCTACAGAGGGTCTCGCAATTTGCCATACTTGTAATAGGTTTCTAAACTTACCAGCCTCTTCAAATATAATAAGCCGGCCGCCTTTACCCCTAGCTTTCTGAGGATCATTCTTTAAAGTAACCCCCATTATCTCAGACTTGTAGCCTATTTCAATATCTACACCAGTGTCATCTTTTTGTAAGAAAGAGGCTCTACGCCACATCATAGTATTCTTAACTTGCCTTTTTTTAAACCAAGCGGTATGCTGATCTAAAAAGTCCATGCCATCCCAAGTCTTAGTTAGAATACCGTCCTTTACTAAAAACTCTGCCTCTGCAGCTAGGGCAAATCCTTTAGAACCTCTAAAAAAATAATAGTTGCGTAATAACATTGAAGCTATTTTGTAACTATACCCTTTACGACGAGCTTTTAGAACTATAAGGTGTTTGCCCTCCTCTTCACAATTCTCTATAGACTCAAAGAAAAACCTGTCATAATCATAAAAACTAGGAAAGTCCCGTATAGCCGAAGCCCTCCTACTTGTTTTACCTACCCCTATTTCTACCTCAACCTCTTTAATCAGACTAATAGGAAAGTAATTCAAGTAGAAATAAAAATAGCCGGGGATGAAATCACCATCCTCAGCTGTATAACCAAATTTACACCTATCATATTCTGTAGACCAGTATTTTACATATTCTGAAGTGCCTTGTGGAGCAAACAAATACTGGTCATATTTTTGATAGTGTAATGCAGGTTTTCTAAATTTATTACTGTTCTTTGTTACTTTTAACTCAGCTTTCATATTTAAATCTCGAATAAGCCAGCTTCAGATTGACCTCTAATACTGGTACTTTCTAATTGTTCTTTTTGTACTTGCTTTTCTAACTTATCTAAAGACTGTACTAAATTGCCTAACTCTTTACTATTCTTTACAATAGTATTGATATCGTTTTTGTCGGCCTCCCTAAAATACTCTTCAATCTTTTCTAAAGCTAGCCTAGTAGATCGGAATAACCTTAGTGAAACGCTATCTTGCAACTCTAAATATTTTTCTATGGCTGCCTTCACCTCTTCATCTGGTTCCCAATTTTTAACCCCCTTAAGAAAATCTTCAGTAACTTTAGTTTTACGTTCCCCTTCATTGTAAGCTGCATAAGGAGATTTAAAAGAATGCATAAATACAACATAACTTATCTCAGCTATTGCCCTATCTTTATTTTTCTTCTTATCCCTATCCCAAAGCTTTTTAAACTCGGGTACCCATAATACAGTAGGATTAAGTACTAACTTTCCACGATCTATGTCAAATAACCTATTCATTCTTCCATATTGATAAAAAGCTTCTGAGTGGTAACTGCCTTTAGTAAAGGCAAGCCAAACAAAAGCTTTTAAGTTTTTAATTAATAAACTACTCGCAGATAAGGTGTGTAATTATTTAATCCTACGAGGGGCGTCCTTTACTTGTTTCTCTTTAAGTTGTGAAACCTTTATTGCGTTACCTTGTTTAGATAACTCCGTATTTTCATATTTCCTTTTTAAACCGAACATTCCAAAATACCTTATCCTTATAGGTTTCCAATCATCGTCATCTGCAAACCTGTCTTTTACAAATTTAAGAGGGTAATCTGCAACTAAGCGAACTACCCTCTCATCCATGCCTTTGCGCTTAGCTATTTTCCTAACTAATTCGTCTTTTTTTAGCATTTCACTTAATCTTCCAATTCTTCAATTACAGAATAATTCTTACTAAAACCTGCAATCAGTGCCCAACTAGGGGAAACAGCCTCAGGTTTTCTATCAACCCTTTCCCACTTAATTGCTTTAGTGGTAATATCTAAAACCTTCACTTCCATTAAAAATGGGTCATACCTATCAGCAGGCTCTATTAAAAATCTTTTCCCTATTTTCAAATCCTTAATACTCATATTATTTAATTTTATTAGCTGTAACTACTTTATTAGGATGTCGTCTAGTCCTCTTCCTAGTTTCTAGAATCTTAATCTCAGCTTCCAGGGCTTCTACTTGTAATTCTAAAGCTTTAATTTTAGCTTTCTTCTTACCGAATATCTTCGGGAATTTAATATAATTCATAATTTTTATTTAGCGCTCCAATCGAGCATAAATACTATCTTTATAGTCTCTCCTTTTATCGAGGGCATAAACATTGGGGTTACTTCAACACCCCCATTACTATTGGAAATCAACAATCCTTTACTCCTAAACAGTCTTACATACTTTGTAAGATTATTCTTATTGACCAAAGTCTCTTTCATAATCCTCTTTCTATTAGAAGTACTTATAATATGTTTAAAACCCCCCTCCTCTACAGGTTCCCATTCCTCATCTATCTTCATCATAACAGAAAATATATCAAGTTCCCTCTCTGTTAAATGTAGATTGCCATTAAGTACTTTAAGAAATTCCCTGTACTTATTTTTAGGCTTTATATGTTTCCTGTACTTATTCATAACTAGTCCTCCTTAAGTGCCGGTTCAAGTGGTTCCTCAAAGGACTCTGTATATTGGAAGTCTTTGTCCACAAGCTTACCACCTTCCTCTGAGGAGGCCTCTTCAACATTTCCATCTTGGGTACACTCCACATCCTCAATCTGAGGAACCTCGTTAGTAGGTTTAGGTAATTCATCCGCTTTCTTATCTTCTTTAGGTGGGTTAGAAGCCTCTTTAAATCCTATTTCTAATCTATTATCACATTTGGCACAGTGTAAGATAAGCTTATGTTGGTCAGTGGTATAAAGAACAACCTCCATACCCCCTTTTACATTTTCAAAAACTTTAGTGTCCGCACCACACTTGTGACATTTCAAAAAAGCATCTGCGTACTTGAACACTGTAGGATTATCTATTTTAGGGTCTTCTACTCCTTTATTAGTATGCTGCATGATATTAGTTTAATAAAGTACTTAAAAAATTAGCGTCATCATAAGCTTTATTAATCATTTCCTGAATACGCTCACTATGATACTCATTTATAGAACAAACTAAATCGCCTTCAAGTAGGGAGGCAACTTGCATCACGTCGTTTATAAGTTCCTCGACCCTTTTATTAGAGGGTGTTTCTTCAACCTCTTCAACCTCTTCAAGAGCCTCAAAGAATTCTGGGGAGCCTTCTACAACCTCTTGGCCCAAAGCTACAGAGTTTATGCGTATAATTTCCCTATCTTCCGAATAGTCCTCTTCAGTACTCTCAAATGTATAGAAGTCACCTTCTTTAACGGCTATATCGCCTACCTTAAGGCCCGGGAATTCTTGTATTACTTTGTATCTCATATAATTATTTATTATTAATATTATAACCAATTTTTTAATAAACTATAAGTCTCAGCCCTTACAGTCCAACTTTCATTCCGCAAAGCTGCTTTTAATTCTACTAGAATGTCCATCACTTTGCGAGGATTTTTTTTCTTACGTTCTTTGCGTGTAAGCCCTTTTATTTCTATAGTCCTATAGATAGTATCCGGACCCTTGTCACACGGATTGGCTTTTTCATACTCTAAAACTAATTTCATAATTAATTATTTATCAATATAAATAAAAACAATTTCAATAAATCTTCATCATTTGTTATTCTTTGTATAGACCACCTGTTTTGCAAATTGGCTTCTATAATGTCTTTTTTAAGTACAGTGATTAGCTTACCATTAATAGATACTGTAAGTTCTTCTAATTCTATTTTAATCTTAGGTTCGTTACTGTTAGGCTTATCTTCACTGAGCTCCTGCAATTTTTCACCAGTTACTTCGTTTTCACAATTATTCATTTTACTTACGTTTAAAATTATCAGGGATTGTTACCATATCTATATTATACCCTGAGATTATAATATACAATTCATCATCTATTTCAAAACCCCCATGTTGAGAGATACCGTTAGCAGCTATTACATAGTCACCTACTTTAACGTCTATAGTATCTACATCATTTAGCATCATCACTTCGTAATGACTGAAATACTCAGCTTTGTCAGATTCATTCGGTAAGATAATGTTTTTAGGTAAGTTATTTACTACTTTTAATAAGGCTTTACCTTTAGGTATCCTGCCTTTATTAATATCAATTATACCTGTCATTTAAATAAAATTTAATAACGTCTTTTTAATTTGTTTACTAATTTCACTATTAATTCTAATATACTTACTATAATCCCTGCTACACCTAGCAGAACAAAACCCACTATCATTATAAGGCTTAGAATCAACCCACCTAACCCAGAAAGGTTCAAAACAAAATTTGCATTCTTTTTCTTCATAGTCCGCATGATGCGCCATAATAGTTAACGTGTTAGTACACCTTATACGGATAGAAATTGATTAAAGTTACGTTTAAACACAACAAAAGGGGGCATTTAGCCCCCTTTCCCTTAATTATTTGCACTTATCCTCAAGTAAGTATGTTGTCTTTACTTGCCTTGCTTTTTTGTGTAAATCCTGTTATTACAATGGGCTCCATATACATAGGGCGACCCTCTTCAACCCATCTGGTATATTCAATCTCCTCAGTCATCCACGTAGCCCCTTTATAATTCTTAGAGGCTAAAAAAGCAGCCATTCGCTTGTCAGCATTCTTCCCCATAATGTTTATTTAAAATAAAAGGGGCCCCTAAAGGCCCCGTATTTGAATAAGTAAACTAATTATTAATAATCAAAAGATGCAACGGCTTTCAAATCAGTGCCTGTTAGCAAATCTAACATATTGTCAATAACCTCATTCTCCCATTCAAATGTCTTATATTTAGCTGTAGTAGGTACCGTAACGTTAAACGAAGCTGTCCCTTTTAACTTAGAAGAGCGGTTAAACACGAAAGGTGTGCCCCCCATTACTATTTTGTCAGTTAATTGCGGGTAAACTGTAACCCCTACTACATGCGCCATGTTAAACTAATTAAATGTATTTATTGTAGGGGCCGCCGAAAACCCTTGCCCTACCCCATTGCTTGTACCTATGGATTTACCCCCTGATAAACCCAGTATAGAAGGGTCTGACATTGCTTCAACAGGCACTACCTTAGCTCGTGCAGCATATACCGCTGCTTTAGTAGCCCCAAACAGTTTAGCCTTATAACCCCCTTTAATAAAAGTTAACTCATAAGCTTTATCCCCATTAGCGTCAAAGCCTATAATATTACCATTCACCCTCTCTAGGGTTTCACTAATAACTACATCCCCCACTAACTCTACCATTTACCAACCATTTTAGCCTTTAAAATAGGGTCTGCTAGGGCTGTTGCCATAGGTACTAGCTTACGTACTTTAGGTTTGGCCTTCTTCCCCCTGCTGTTATTAATATCTAAAGGTATTAACCTATTAGCATTTAAGGAATCAGTAATTCTACTTTTACTATACTTGTATTTACTAATATTCATATACCTTAATATTAATTTACTTTTGTTAGTGAAATTCACACTACATTCATGTTGTGAATTGAACGCTCAAACTATTTATACTACTCTTTCGATAGTCTTACATTCTTACTTCTATGCTTTGTTTTCTTTTGTATTACTTTTCTTTTATTAAAAAATTCTAATAATAGGTACGAGGATAGTAGGCAAAAGGTTTCAATAAAACCTAAAAAAAATTACTACTTTTTTGATTTCGATAATTTTTATATAGCTTATATGTGATTTTTTTAGAATTTTATATATTAAAATTATGTATATGTCTAAATGCCTACTCAAAAAAAATTTCAGTAATTTTTATTTTTATGCATATGTCTAAATGCCCATTCCATCATACATCAAGTCCCCCCTATGCTAACTAAGCGGGCGAAGCCCCCTATGTTTAATCACAAAAACTGACAAAATGAAAACTTTATTGATTATTAAATTAAAACAGGCCAAAAATGGCCAATGGTACATGATTGGACTTGATAATGAAGTAATTGGAGACTTCCTTAAAGCAGGTAATGCTTACATTGCTTGGTTCGCACCAGAGGGTCATATAAGCTACAAAGTAGATGATGCTATTAAAGTCCCAGAGGAGGCTCTAAAACTACTAGAATAACCTTATTTAGCCCTATTTTAGGGCTATTTAGCCTTATTTTATAGTGTTTATGCTCTTATTTTATATAGTAGAACCTTCCCTCTTTCCCTCAATTAGACAGTGCCTAGTTTACCTTCGATTGAGATGTATTCATATAGCTTATCATTATTACATAACTAAAACTTATTCAAAATGAAACGTCAAACATTTACAATTCTTTTAATAGCTACTTTTAGTGTAATACTATCACACTCCTTAGGTTTTAAACCTTTTGAACTCACTACAGTATTTGTCGTAATAGGCATTGCTGCTATACTTGCTTTTGCTTATTCAATGTGTGACAAAGACTTTTAATTTAATATTATTATGGGGAATTATAAAAAACAAGGCCTCTTTATTACTGCAAATAATACAGAATATAAAGTACACACAAACTATAGTAAACTCACTAATCAATTAGGTTTAAAGTGCCTTAGGGTATCTCATAAGGTTATAACTAACCCTGACTATCCTACTTCTAATAATGTAATACCTCTTGTAAATATCATAAAATACATCCCAATAAATTCTATAACAGAGGTAACTTTTTATTAATCAATTCAGAATATAGGCGTAGTAGTACGTTTATTTTGCTAAAGCATATCTTGAAACGTCAAGCTCTATGCTTTTAACTATAAAATAACTTAAAACTGACAAAATGAAAGAAACATTAAAATCAATTACAGGTGTTAGTAATAAAGCTTTGCACCATCTACTCACTAAGGGTGAACGTAGTAAAATAAAACAAATTGTTAAACTAAACAAACCAAAATCATGACTGAAGAAAATAAAACAGGGTTTGAACTAAAAATACAGATTCAAACACCCACAGAGTATGTAGCATGGCTACGCCCAGATAAAGCTAACAAGGGTTTTATAGAGCGCTCTGCTAAACAAAGAGACCTTGACTATTTGATAGTTGAACTAAGAAAACCACCTCAAAGATCAAGCTCAGGCTTAAAAAAAATATCATTAAGGACAAATAACCCTGTTGTTTGCATCTTTAATAAGTGGCAAAAAGAGCAATTCGAAACATTTGAAGAAGCCCTACTTGAAGAAGAGCCGAAGCCTACAGCCCCTTTTGATACTCAAATTGCAATTGGGGGAGCTTTTTATGCTGTGCCCGCACCCCATGAAGATAAAGACCGGAAAAAATGGCAAAACATACTTATTTTTGTGGGGGAAGAAGATAACACTTCTGTTCAAGGGCTAGCAGAACAATTTAAGTTCGCAGTAAGAGCTGCAATGTTAAACGGCTCTAGATTTAACCAAGAAGATGAACTTAAAGAATATATGGAGGATATTCTTATAGATTACCCTTTATAATTTTAACATATTAAATTAATTAAAGCAGACTATCAAAATCTGCTTTTTATACCTTTCATTATGTTAAACTTCTTATTACTAGCTACAAGCTGGTGTGACAGAGCTTTAGAAAGCGAAGCTATGAACAGGAGATGGTCTTTAATTGGATTTATAATATTCGCTTTAATCTACTGGCTCATACACCCTACTACTCCCTACGACAAACGAAAAGATAAAGACAAACTAATTTAATTATAAAACTGACAAGATGACTAGAAAAAAAGAGTGGCTTTGGGCCATACTTAGAACAAGACAGCTTTATTTTATCAAGAATAGAGTAGAAATATTAGAAACCCCTTTATGTAAAGTTGCAAAAAATAACTGTGATAAATGCATAATGAGAGCTTTTAAAGAAGGTAGTAAAAACAAATACTGTTTAAATAGAAATACAATACCTTACTCAAACACTTCTGATTTACTTCCTACAAAAGAGGAAGAGTTAAACATATTGAGATTTTTTAAATTATTACACGAAAGACTACAAAATTTTAATGGTAATGTTTTTGTACAATTAAAAAACAAATGGTTTTTTGACGTAGTTAGAGAAGCGGATCAAGATGCTTCTAAATAATATTTCATTTTGTCAGAAATGAAGAAAGGACTGTGAATAATAGTAACAGTCCTTTCATTTTTTACTTAAATAAAACATTATGAAAAAAATAGATAATAATTCTGTTATCAAGAAAATAATTTCTTTAACCTTACACAATATTCTTGAAAATAAAATTCCAATTAAAACTGGTTTGTGTAGTTATTGGGATGATATGTTAATGAAAGATAACACTATAAGTGTATTAGAACACCAATGGATGTTAGAATATCTTCATAAACATCCGACTAAAACAGTAATTAAAGCTTCTAAAAAAGGTATAATAGATATACGAATTTTTTATTTCTGGAAAGAAGGAGATCAAAGATGGCGCATTTATTGGTTACAAAAACACTTAAAGATAGTATCATGAAGGATTCAAATGGCAAAAAAATCATTCCCTTTAATACCCAATCAAAAATACTCATTTATTCTAATGTTTTAGTAGTATTAAAAAAACACAGTAAGGAAGCCCCAATAATAAATGTATGGGGAGAGACAGCTTTATGCTTCTTAATAGACAGGCAAGTTACATTACATTCCCCTTATTATTTTAAAAGTTTCCATTACTTATCTGCTCTATTCCCTGAATTCTATAAGTATTATAAAGGTGTCGATAGCTATTATTACCCTTTCTGGTGGCCTTTAAATTCAGAGGGGTTAGCCATGCGTATAGAAGTAGTAAAAACAATTATTCAAAATCTTAAGTCAAAATGAAAAAGAAAAATGTACTTGCTGACTTATTTATGCCTCCTTGCAAAAAACCCTTAGAAATAAAAGAAGGGTCAGGCATATGTAAAAAATGCGCTTTACGATTTCTACCTTTACAAGTCTGTTTTAATCAAGACTCTAAAACTCTAAAAATCAAAAGCAGTTTAATAACCAGTATTCAAAAAAATACTACTGGGAGAGATTTTGTACGTAACAACGCACAGATAACCGTGTTAAAAACATTTAATAACTTTCAAATTAATTCAAAATGAAAGAAATTCTAAAGGAAATAAATGAAATACTTACTAATTTCATACCCTTATACTACTTAGCAGCTGTTATTGTAGTAATTACATTTATACTAGTAATTTATGTTAACCATTTAAACAGAAAGGAAAAAAATGACTAATACAGAAGTAATAGTAATTTTAGGAATTATTGTAGCACTGATTTTTCTAACAGTGTTTATAGTTAATTACGGGCCTAAAAAACAACTAGATGAAATAGAGAAAGATTTACAAAACCTTAAAAACTCAGTCTATACTTTTAAAACTTCCCATGTTGAAAAAGAAAAACCTATTCACAAATTAACTATACGAAAAAAATATAGAGCCAATAAAGCTTTTATTGAAGACGTGTATAAAATAATCAGGGACTTAGAAAAAGAGTCTTCCTTACATGCAGAATCCTTAAGTAGTTTTGTAACTCGAATAGAGTCTGAAAAATATAGCCAGTCTTCAATACTTGCCTTAAAAACCTATTTAAAATTTCTAGCAAACTCTAAAGTAATTAAAAAAACAGATTATTTCTAAACAATGATTGAATTAATGCATGAAAATGATATTGTAGTAATATTTTTATTATTAACTGCAGTTATGGTAATTATTATAGCAATCAAAATAGCAATAGACCATAATACTTTCAAAAAACATTTGGAAAAAAAGAATAAGCTTTTAAAAACTAAATTTAAAATTACTGAAGATGTGTTCTAAAACAAATAGTCGCCTAGTAGTAGATGCTTTAATTTCTATTACTGGCGACCCCAGTAAAGTATTGCGTATTATTAATATACTTTCTAAGAGTACCTTTGACTATAATAAAATGAAGTTTAAAAAAGGGAATAAAATAGTTAGTATATTAAACTTAAAAGGTAATCCAAAAGGAACTGTTGTAATAAATATTTAATATGAAAATAAAAAATGAGTTTGTAGGTCATAACTTCGCACATGACGACAAATCAATACGTCGTTTTCGTAGTTTTTCAAAGCTTAAAAAAACCTATCCAAATGCACCCCTTTCTAAAACGTTTCAGTGCCCTACTTGTGGCAAGCATAAAACTTTTAAGAACGACATTCTACTTGCACAAAGTAAACTTCTTCAATTGTATAATCATCGAGATAGATTTTACTGGTTTGAAGTGAATATTTGTGATAAATGTAAAGAAATTTACATAAACAAAAATCAAAATTATTTAAATGAAACCAAAAAGCAGAACTAAACAATTAAAAAAATTGCACAACCAATTAAAGAAAGTGCAAGATCAACTTTCTATAAGAACCAGAGTAAAAAGCTTTAATAAGCAAAATGATGCTTATACATCCGCTACTGTATTTACTCTAAAAGGCAGAATTGAAAAGAGAATTCAAACTCTAGAAAACTTTGCTAAAATTTCTTAAGTATTTTTAATCAATATTAAAACTTAAAAACATGAAAAAAAAACAAATTATCTTTAGTATTTTATTCGTTCTTCTATCTTTAACAACTCTTTTTACACGTTGTACAGAAGACAAAAAGGATTCAATACTGATTAAAGACAATCCTGTGCCAGCACTGCATACTTCTGCCCTGCCTTATTATATTACGGTAGATAAGCATACTATAGACAGTGTAAAGAGTACGAAAGTTAAAGATAATTTTGCTGAAATGGTATATTATAAAAATGGAAACTTGGAGGCTTATTATACAGATCTCAATATCCGTAATATTACCCTCAGAAAAAATTATCAAAGATTCAAAGCACATTTTAAAAGTGTAGTAAATTATCATTCCTGCTACCAAAAAATGAAACATTCCAACTATATTCTATTTAATGGATATCTTCACTATCAAGGAATGCCTATGCTTACTCTTTCAGATTTTGAATCTCAAATAGAAAATAAAAACCCAATTAAATTTTTTGGAAAAGACCCCCCTAGATTATCCAGTATTTTAATAAGTATTATAATATTTATGATTGTTTTATTTATCTTAGGTTATCTTATATACCATCAATTTTTTAAATGGAAACCTATATCTCGATACGATCCGGATAAACATAACACTTAGCCTAAAAATATAAATTAAACTATTCAAACCTAACCCAACATTTAAAATCAATATTTATATTTAATTAAATTAACCTATAACATTATGGGAAATGTAAAAATTATTGGTACAGAGACTATCGAACCTTTAGTAACACTAGCTAAATATTTCAGAAAAGCTTTAAAGGATGAAGTATCTTTACCCGAATCTGGAATCAAAATACCAGATCTTGTTCAAGTAGATAATGTCAAAATGGTAAAATTATCTGGAAAAACTACTTATTATAGAAAAGTATTAGATAATATTGAGCAATCCTTAGAATCTTATGCTTTACAACTTACTGCCCAATCACCTCAAATAATCAACAAAGTAGTTGAAAAAGTAGCTGAAAAAGAGCTTGTAGTAGATGCAGAAACAAGTGTTATTACTGAAACAGTTAATGAATCTACCAATTCAGTTATTGCACTAATGCCTAAAAAAGAAAATATTAAAAAACGACCCACTTTTAAGTCTTTATTCGACCTGCCTAAAGAAAAATTAACAGACGAATTTAAAGACAGTATAGTAAAAGAATGGCAATCTTCAAAAGGAAATGTTGCTAAAGCTAAACTTTATACAAAAGTTAAAGATCTTTTAAATAACCAAGATTTAGGAATTACAAATATTAGAAGTATCTTATCAAAATTTGTACAAGTAGTTATAAAAGAACAAGCTAATGCCAATCTTGAGGTATTTGCCGAAGAAATTAAAAAAGAAGGAATTGATACTGCCATTACAGTACCCTTAGAATCTCTTATCAAAGGAGAAGAACTGCTAAATGGAAAAACCTTATACACTGTAGACAATAATTTCAATTTAATGCTGTTAACAGGTAAAAATAATGTTGATAATGTAAATCCTCAAGATTTTGTTAAGCAACGAGCTATGTATCTCAGAATAACTGGTAGAGAAAATCAAGCGATTGATGAGTTAACCAAATTTTATTCTGACTCTAAAACAGGGAGTATATGGCCAGTTGAAAAAGTAAGGTGGTTTTTAAATAACCTATTTATTACAAATTCTTTTAAACATTTAGAAAAGTTAATTGAAAATATCTTAGTTTTTAAACAAGAACAAAAAGGTTCCTATAAAGAAGGTATTAAACATGCTAAAAATCTTGTAAGAGCTTACACAAGATATACAGTTAATGAAAAAGGTACTTCTAAAACCAAACGTACTTGGGAAGATAGTAAAATAAATAACTTTATTGATAAATTAATTGTACGTCTTAATGATAACGGAGTTCTTAAACCTTCAACTAAAAAAGAAGAGATTGTAAAAGAAGAAAAATCAACTACCTCTTCCGAAATAAAAATATTAGAATACTCTATTAAAGTAACCAAAGATTCTAAACAATTTTTCCAAGGTAAAGTTGAGGGGCCTGGAGTACAAACTATTATAAAAGGTTATGCTAAAGAAGAGGATTTCAAACAGGCTGTAAATACTTTAATAGATGTTCATGTAAAAGCTCAAAGTGCCGATACCGAACAAGAATGTAAAAGTAAGCTTAATTTCGAATATGATTTTTCAAATAAGGCGGATGGGACCGCCACAAAAACTGAAGAAAAGACTAAACCCAATAGTGTACCCAGCAACCAAATGGCTGTATCGACCAAGTCCGAAACTGTTAATAATGTTGCAAAAGAAACACGCCAAGCTTTAGTTACATTAGTTGAAAAAAGTACTAACATTTTAACTTCTATCTACAGTTTTGAAAAATCCCTTGAAACTTCTATAAAAGAAGCTATAGGAGAGAAAGATAAGAAAGAATTTAGAATCAAATATTTTTCTAAAGCTATTGCTGAATTTAATAAAAAAAGATATAGAGCTAATAATAATCAAAAGGTTAAAGAAGAGCCTAATGAAGAAGTTAAAGGAGGAGAGAAGTTCCAAAAGACACCAGAAGAGAAAGAGGCTCTTAAACAAGCTAAAAAGGACACTCAAAGCGATCCTAAGCTTACTATTAAGTCTACTTCAACAGACCTTTTAACAAGACCTCAATATTCAGCCACTATTACTTTGGAAACAGACGGTACATATAGCTGTACTTTAAACGGATTTAATGAGACTATAAAAACAACCGGATCTAAATCTATGGAATCTGCTAAAATTGATTTTGTAGAAGCCTTATTAAAGTATTCTCAAAAGATTAAAAAAGAGAATGAAAAAGCAAAAAATTCTACAACAAAAGGTAAGCAAATTCATATGAAGCCTGACTTTAGTTCAGGAGATATTACCTTTCTAGCAGAAAAAACAGCTATCTAAATTTTTGATAATTGCCCTTAGGTATTGCATTAGCATGTAATACAGGGCTTAATTTTTAAACACTATGGTAGAAGAACTATTATTTGGTACTAAAGAGACAGAACCTCATTTATTACAATTAATTTTGACAAAAAATAAAAAAAAGGTTGAAACGTCTATAAATGTCACACAAGCTAAAAAATTTGTAAATATACTAAATACCTGGATAAATGATCAAAAATAATAATAACTCTGAAAAAAGAATCGAAATGCTTGTCAGGACTTTCATAGAAACTGAGATGCTCACTTATTCAAATAAAGGATACGGGTATATAAAAAAGTATTTTAGATTTACACATTTAGGTAATAGACTTACTAGAAAAATTAAAAATGCAAAGTCTACTGCTTTTATACTCATAAGTAAAGAAGCGGATATCAAAATTACCATTGTAAAAGGCGACATTATTAATGTTAAAGAAGAAATTTCAGTCTCCATTCTTAAAAATGAACTATGCTTCAAAAAAAACTAAAAAAACACTTCTTAGAAGTTGTACTAACAACAAGTGAAGGTAAGACATACACTGCTGGAGAAATTCTTAAAAAAGCTGAACTTATTGAACGCAGTTTAAGTTGTATAGGAGTAAGTACTACAGATACAATTGGAATATATGTTACCAATGAAATGTATGGAATAGCTGCAATAATTGCTTGTTTAAGTTATGAGACTAATTTTGTAATTCTTGACACCTCAGATAATATAGAAGATACTAAAGTAAAAACAGTGTTAACTAAATTAAGTTATGGGGTAATAATTGCAGAAGAAGTTATAGATGAAACTTTATTGACCTTACATCCTGGAACATTCAAAATCATATCCAAAGGATGGAATTATAATGCATTAGATGAAGATACAAAAGATTATATGTCTAAAATATTTGAAGTAGTAAGCAGTATAGGTACAGGAAAAGACTCTTTAATCAATAAAGACGATATTTCTCTAGCTGAAGCATACTTGCATCCCAATTTTGAACATGTAACAGGCACTTTCTTTCATCAGGGGATTTCTAAAGGGTTATATACCGCCTCTCGCATAAAACATTCCGCTATATATCAAGGAATAAAAGATTCTTATGAAGAACTTTCTAATAACATAGAAAATACTTTATTAACAGTAGAACCTTTTAATTCCCTATACGATATCTTAAATGGTATAATAGCGCCTATATTACATGGTAAACATGTTACAATAGGTAAAGGAAATAATATCGCTGATTTATTCAATTCCTTTAAAGAAATTGAAGTTAAAACTCTTTATATTAACACTCAAAAATTAGAAATACTATTAAAAACATTAGAACAAGAATCTACACCTTTTTGTAAATTACTATGCCATTCCTTTATAATGAGGAGATTGTTTAAAAAACACATTAGTAAACATATAAAAACTATAATAACACACGGTAAAATTACAAAAAGAAAATTACTTAATTCAATCAAGAAAAAATACACAGTGCTCTATGTAATGAGTGAAGTGTCCTCTTATATTGCTTCTGGAACTTGGACAAGGTTACCTAAGCACTTATGGCTTACTCCCAGACAAAACGTATCTATTGATACTACTGGAGATGTAAGTGATTTTGGAGAACTGAATGTTACTAGTACAGATCTTTTTCATAGCTACCTAGAAAATAATAACAAATGGAAATACTTTGACATTACAGTACAACAAACAAGTCCTAAGGACGAAAATAATAAATTTAGAACTGAAGACGTTGGATTAGTACGCAATAATAAAGTTTTAATTAAAAACAAAACAAAAAATATTTTTGTTAATGAAAAAGGTCTAGTAATCGAAACAGGAAAGATATTATCAATAGCCAAACGATTCAAAATTGTAAATGAAGCTACTATAGCTATACATAACAAAAGGCTGATTTTAATAATAGAACTTGATTTTGAATATATAGAATTTAACTCCTCTTTTAATAATATAGAAACTTTGAAAAAAGAATTATCTAAAATAAAAAAAGTTGTTAACAAATCTGTAAAGCCCTTTTCAAAAATTCAAGAAGTAACTGCATTGGCAAATTCCTCGGGATTGCCTAGAAAAAACTTTAAAATTGTTTCTTATCATTTTTAAAATTAACCCCTAAAACACCTATTACAACGCAAATAGGGACCGCTGTACTGACTAGCGGTGAAGAAATTAAGTAGGTTTAGAAGACTATAATAACTCCTGAAACTTTAATTTATAGGAAGGGTCTTGAAAAGTATTTATTACTTTGTTAAGAAACGTTGAAATAAATGGGCGGCCCCTTTAAAATCAAATAAAGGTGAGACACTGCCGTAAACAGGATGCTGCCCTAGGATGGCTGCCTACCTATACGTGCAGCAGTATACATGCCTAATAATACTTCTATAACCGTAGTGACATTTATCAAATGTATAAGGTCAAAACAATGGCGTCCAAAACCATGCGGGTAAAAGAGGGGCCTAAGTATACAGAGGCTTGGGTAAACATAGAGTAAACGTAGAGTTGGGAAATAAAAGAAAGGATATGTTATTAGAGTATAACGATCTAAATAGTACCCTGTCTATACTAACAGTAGATTCCTGATGAGGATGAGGTTAGTGACATTTGTTAAAATTATGCAATGGTGTATTCAAGAGGTCAAAGATATATACTTTTAAAGTTGAAGTCCGTTGAGACATGTTACGCGATTATTCCTTAGTAAAATACTTAGAAATGATTATAAAGAGTTCGAATCCCGCCATCATTGGATTAGGTATATAGTACTTTATAAATACTATATTAAAGGCCAACAGCAGTTTAATATGCAAAATTAGTAAAAAAAGGAAGTATAAATAGTATAAATGTTTTTCTTAAAAGTATAATTGTAATATACGTAACGTAAAACTTTCTATAAACTACTTAATTTAAGAAAGGTGTAGGTAGACTAATCTTATTAATGAATAAAGTAAAAAGCAGACAGAGTCGCTGAAAAATACAGTAGGTCGTACTGTAAACGATATTTATTAAATAAAAACAGAATAGAACCCTACAAAACCCTACAACAGGGTTATGGTGTAAAAGTAGCACAATCTTACGAAATACATTTAAAACTGTTTGATATCCTAAAGGCCCTTATTTTACAAAACCCCTTAAAATTTTTTTACACCTGTTCATGAAACGTCATGAACAAATCAACGCAACCTGAAATAAATTGCGAATCTAGAATAATAGAATCAAAAGAGTAAGAGTAAGACTGTGAAGAAGTCTCATTAACTTTGCCACACTTAGCTTATTAAGGTTCTTACTCTTACTAATCTTTTAAAAAATGAAAATAATTTTTAATTTTACAGAAGAAATTCCTAAATTAATAACCGAAAAAAATACAAAGGATGTAACTTCTTTAGAAAAAATAGTTGGGAAATTCATAACGCTAGAGCACCATAAGTTACTTTACAGAATCTATGGATTCAATATACTATCAAAAACAAAGTATTCTTGGTACTACTGCCCTAAAAACTCACCTATTACTTTTTATGAACTAAAACACCCTATAACAACCTTTCAATCAATCATAGATACACTTGCATTCAAACGGCCTATGTGGAATAAAGGAGAAGATAAAGAAATTTTCAAAATTTTAAAAAAAATAATCCATGAACACATTTAGTAAAGGAATTGAAGAAGTAATAAAACTTCATTACGGACAAAAAATTCACAGGGTAGTAACTGCCCCAATGTCCAACGACCCAATTTTAAAAGAACATATTGTGCCTAACAGCCTTAATTATGCCGCTATCGAAACTTTAGAAATTGCGGTAATAATGCCAAACGAAAGTAAAACAGCTTTGTTAATAAGTGGAAGCCTTATCAATAAAAAGGGCTCCCCTTTATATCCAGACAACATCAAAAAAAATTTTAAGGATAAAATTGAAATTCCTTTCGACCAGGCAAATGTAACAGTACAACCCGGATCATGGTTTGACAAAGAAAAAATGGCACAGGCCTTTGCTAAAACCATTAATATCTCTACTCGTGCCGCTGTAAAACGTATACAAGAATCCTTTGAAAAATTTCAAGTAGAGTTGGAAGATTTCATTGATAAAGGAGTATAAAGGTCAAGGCCTATAGATCTTTAAGGGGTGGACTTCGCATAGAAAGTGCGAGTTACCCTTGCCCTTAAAATGATAAGAAACATTTTATAATTGCATTATGAAATTAATCAAGCAGAATTATTAAATTCAAATAATTTTTAATGATACTCATATAGCATTTAGATAAAGCTACAAATTTAACAAGTAAAATTTTAACTTGACTAATGAACTTATTTAAACGAAAAGAAATGGCTGAAAATACAATAATTACATCTCGCCACATAATTAAACGAGATGAAGAATTTAAAAAAATGGTAGAAGGCAACTCTTTATCCACTACAGTATTCAATACTACAATGGAAAGAGAGAAAGAAGCTATTATTAAAAAATATATAGAAACCTATGGGAAAGCCATTGAAGAAGCTGAAGTTCTTGAAGCCGAAAAAAGCAAACTCAAGGTTGGAAAGAAGTCATTTGAACAAGACAAAGATGGAAAATTCATTGAAAAGCAGATTTTTGATGAACAAGCGGTGCAACGAATTAGAAAAGTAACCTCAACTCTCGAAACCTTATATAAAGCTATTGATAAGACAATGGAAATAGGAGGTAAAGAAAATTGGGATAACCTTGCAAAACTTGTAAAATAATGTCCGTACAGAAATCTTCTTACTTACTTCTTACAAGACTTAAAGCTTTTTATGAATTAGAAAGAGATAAAGAAGGCTTAAATATGCGAATTCGCAAAGAGTACGCAGAGAAAATCAGAAGAATTAATTTACTTTTAGAAAAGTATAATTTTAAAAAAACTGACCACGAAGCTTTTTTTTCACCACATGCAATGACTAGATCTATTGGATGTGGTTGTGCTTATTGTACTTCTTTACATAAATACGCTTATTCAAAACTTCATTTACATTACCTTAAAAAAAGTTTTGAAACTGACTTTACACAAGATATTTTAAATGCGAAGGGCAAATCTTTATTTTCTATCGAAGATAATTTTTATGCCTTATATTCTGAACATTGTGTAAATACTAGTAAAGAAGGTACTCTCTCACAAGTTGATTTTTTCAACTTAATCTATAACCAGAGAAAAGCAGAAATTAAAAAATATCGTGAAGCATATCGAACAATCAAAAAAGAAATTGACGCTATTCTCAGCTCTTAATCAAAACAGTAATTAGGTAAATAACAATATTACCCGTAGGTCCCTGTTGTCAGAAATTTTCAAAATTTACAAATTTTAATCAAAGTTGACTAGTCGTTAGAATACTTTATAGTACCTTAAGGGAAGATTAAAAATTTAAATGGATTTTAAGAAAGCCTATTACGAAAAAAATACGTATCTAACGTATCTATGCATTATGTATAGCGGTGAGACGTTCCCACCGATAAGCACGAACATTTCAAAATAAACCTTAAATAATTTTAGTATGTCTAAATTTATTATTACTTTAATGGGGTATTTGGTAAGCTTTATGCTAGGAAGTATATTTACAATTTCTTATGTAAATTGTGAAGTAAATACTGCTAAACAGCATATTGAAACCAAAGAAAAAATAACTGTAACATCCCCCAAAATTGTGGAGCCTTTCGAGGTATTTGAAGCAAGTTACTTTCTACCAGAAATAACAGTTACAGCTGTTAAAGATACAACAACTCTTTTTCAGAAGTATTACAAAAAAGGACATATAATTGTACGTAAACCAATTATTATAAAAAGTTCTTTAATTTTAAACAAAACTACAGCATCCTTAGAGCAACCTCTAAAAACCAAAATTCAAAACGAAGCTAATGCAAAAATTAGTAAAACTGATGCAAAAGCTAGATCTCCCGGATTAAAATACCCTGAGATTAGTAATTATCCAACTCTAAGAATTGCAAGTATAAAATCATATTCTAATACTTTAAATATGCATAAAAAAAACAAACAACATTTAAAAGCAATTTTACAATTACTATTCACAGGTAAAAAATCTTTCAGAATAAAATCTGATGGGACTATTGTTATTAAAAAACATTGGTACTCAAGAAAAAAAGTTATAACTTCCATAAAAGAAGTAATAAATTATATTATACCTAAAAGCATGATTGCTTTAAGTAAAGATTTAGCTGAAGATTACCAACAAGCAATTGTAGAATTGAATAACAACAATTCAAATACCGCATTATTCTTAACTGCTTATAATCATTTTAGTAATTTCTGTCTTGAAGTAGGGTATGCTGGCAGAAGTCTACCAATAGACTATGAACAATCTTATTTAAAGAAATCCCTTGTTAGAACTAAAAACATATTAACTGAACAAGTTTCTAGTATAAAACAGTTAAATCTGAATGTTTTATTAACTAGATGGGTACCTTCAACTAATAATGTAGCTTTTAAAAAAATTAAAGCTTTGCCTTCAGCTTCTTTACTTTCTTTACAAGAAATATTAGAGACAGATAGACCAAATTACAGTTTAAAACAAGTTGGAATATGCTTAACAGGTATTCCAAATTTAGATAGAAAAATGGCTAGAGTATACAGATTAACAGAATCTTTAGATCTGATATAACTCAGCAATAAATATAATCATAAGCAGGCTTTAATTCGATTTAAAGCCTGCTACTATTTAGTTTCCCCAACTAAAATTTACAAATAAATGGTTATACTAGAAAAGAAAGTTATTAAAAAACCGGAAATAAAAGTAAATGCTAAGCAAAAAGCAATTACTAAAAATAAAACCACTTTAGCTCAACGAAGAGCAAAGAAAAAACAAATTAAAAAAAATAAATTACTTAAAAATAGAAAGAAGTCTCGACCTATTAAAAAAATTACAAAACCTGGTAAATCACAATTATATACTTTAGAAGAAGTAATTAAAAATTATTGTTATTCTAAAGATCCAGGTCTTACTATAGCAATTAGTATAGAACGGGCTAAAGAAATTCAAAAAGAACTCAATTCATCTAAAAGAGCTGTAAAAAAAGAAAAAAAGGTTTATACACCTTCTATGCAAGCTAAAAGACACCATAAGTATGTTGAAGCCTGTATAAAAGAAAACAAGCTAAAACGAGAAGCATACGCCCTTAAACAAAGGCATAAAAAGCATATTAGACACTCTAACAGATTAGTCTGTATTAGAAAAGAAAATACTATAGCAAGAGTGCTCCAATCTCTTGCAACCACTATGGTAGCTTCTGAAAATTGGGCATTTATACCTAAACAAGAATGGAAAAATGCTAGAGCAGAAAAATCATCTAATATAACTCTTTTATGGACAGTAGGTAAATTAACTCTACCAGGAAGTCCTCAAAATATGGATAAATCCTTTGCTCGATTTAAAAGAAATGATCGAAAGAAAAAAAGACAGAAAGAAGAAGCTTTAATTAAAGCTGTAAAAGCCAGAGCCAAAAGAAAAAAACGAATTATAAAAGTCATAGGTACTGCAAATCACCCTAAATTAATAATGGTAAAAACTTTAACAATAGGTGATAAAGCCCCTATCATAGAACAAATTAAGTCTAAAAAGAAGCAAAAGAATATCCGCTTTAGAAAAAAATATACCGCTTCTTATTCCAACCACCAAAGAGCTAAAAATATATTTAACGCTAAACAAATAGAATTAAATATACCCTTTTAAACTGGATGGAAATAAATAAAGAAATAAACGAACAACCTACACCAAGCTAAAAGGGGGAATTTAAGTACCCCTTTTAGCACTAAACCTTATATCTTCCTACTACGTAGACTAATGGCTCTAAAGTTAAGCATTCCTATCTGAAACATCAGAATAAGAAATGCAAGTATTAACGAAAACTTAGAAAATGAGAAATTTATTTATAGCTTTGCTACTAATACTTAATAGTTTTTCGACAAAAGTGAATTCATTTTCTTTCAAATCTTTTACAAAAACAGTGATTTCTAGAAACTTAAAAAGTATTATATTCAGAGCATTACTAGCGAATACCTCAGCAAATTCCTATCTAAAAAATCATTTTAATATAACTACTACTAATTTACCACTTGCATTCCCCTTAGATTTAGAAGGGTTTTCAAGAATAAGTGATTTTTATGGAAAACGTAAGCACCCTATACTAGGAATAGTAAGATTACATAAAGGAATTGATTTTGCAGGTAAACTAAAAACACCTGTTTATGCAACTGCTAACGGCATCGTTAAAAAAGTATGTTATGCCCATGGTTATGGTAAATACATCATGATAGATCATGGTAAAGGTATTACTTCTATGTACGGGCATTTAAACAAAACCCTCGTAAAAAAAGGAAGTGTTATTAAAATAGGCCAAAAAATAGCTTTATTAGGAAATACAGGTATCTCTACTGGCCCTCACCTGCATTATGAGATTCGCATACATAATAAAAGTATAGATTTAACAAAGTTATTATCATGTAGTAAAGAAGATTTACTAAACATTATGTTAAATTTTCAAAATTACAAAAAATGGGAAAAAACTCAAACATTCCAAATAAAATCATTAACCCCACATTAAAAGCTGTCTTAACCCCCCCTCCTTCAACTAATTGGGTAACTGTAATAAAAGAAATGTCTCTAAAAGAATTAATTGAGTTAAAGCTGCGTACAGTTACAAAAATTAAATCCATATCCGCAGAAATATTAAATAATTCTAAATTGTCTGAAGAGAATATAAAAGCTAGAATTAAAGTTATAGAGGGGTTACAATATAATTTAACCATCTTTAAACAATTAAACGCTATTGCAAACGTAGGAGATCCCGATAATATGACTTTTGGTATAAATGCTCATATATATCGTTCAAGTGATTTACAAACTTTAAAATCTATTTATTCCAAACTTGCTTATCGTTTATTTGAAAAAGATAAACCCTCTTCAAAATTTAAGACTTATTTAGATACCCAAGTAAAGAATTGCAAAGAAAAAATAGAAGATATTTACTTTAAACAAGCCAATTATAATAAAAGTATGCGGATTAGAGTAGAATATCTAGCAATTCCACTTTAACACTTTTCAAATTTTTCATTTTATATTTCAGAATTAATTTATTAAATCTATAAAATGAGAAAGAAAAATGATATATTTCTATTCTGAACAGACTTCGTTTTTGAAAGATTCTGAAATAAAACAAATAGATAAATCCGAACTCCTTGTTAAACTGAAAGAACTGTTTAAAATTAATCATTTTGCAGCTTTAGATGTTGAAACTACTGGCCTCAACCCCCTAACAGACAATATCGTAATGCTTCAAATAGGTTTTAAAAATATTCAATTGGTAATTGACACAAGGGGTTTTGATTTTTCTACCATAAAGCCCTTTTTAGAAAGAAAAAGTATAACATTTATAGGGCATAATATCAAATTTGACTACAATATGTTAAAACAATATAATATTGTTTTGTATAAAGTATATGATACTATGTTAGCCGACAAAGTTATATATAATGGAAAATACTCTCAAACTTATATAAGGCTGAATAAACGCTTTTCTTTAGCAGGTGTTTATTTACATTATTTTGAAAAGGAAATCTCTAAAACTATACGTAATGAATTTACAACACTAAGCTCTAGCCCTTTTACTTTTGACCAAATAAAATATGGAGCTATGGATGTAGTATACCCTTTAGAGATAAAAGAAGCTCAAAAACATTGGATTAAAAAATACAAATTACATAAAACTATTAATCTCGAAAATAAATCTGTACTTGCAGTAGCAGATATTGAATATAATGGTATAGCTATTAGCACTAGGAAATGGTTAAAAATAAGTACTTCTTATTCATTAAGATTAGTAGAAACCATTAAAAAACTAGATACTCTTTTAATTCAAAAAGATCCTAATTTCGAACAAAAAGCTTTCCAATTATCCTTATTCTTCTCAAATAAAAGAGAAAGATATACTGCAGTTAATTGGAACAGTGACAAACAAGTTTATAAAATACTTACAGAAGTATTTAAAATATTCCCTGAAGACAAAGATGGAAAATCTGGTTCAGGAACTCCTGCTTTGCTCTTACTGAATAGTAAATCTGAATTCGTAACTGCACTTATACAGTATAGAAAAGAAGCTAAAATAATAAGTACTTTTGGAAAAAAGTTCTTAGAAAAACATTTAGAAAAAGATGGTAGACTACATTCCCATTTTAATCAAATGGTTGATACTGGTAGAATGAGTAGTAGTAATCCTAATATGCAGCAAATACCAAGTGAAAAAGAATTTAGAGAGGCTTTTACAGCTGAATTTGGTAATCTAATAATATCTGCTGATTATGCCAATCAAGAAGGTAGAATAATGGCAGATAAAGCAAAAGATAAAGATTACATTAATTTTTTTAATCATGGTGACGGAGATGCCCATAGTTTTATTGCAACTAAAATGTTCTCAGCCTCTTTTGGCAAGAAATTCATTGTGACTAAAACCAATGAAAATAAAGAATACAGACAAAAAGGAAAAATATTAAATTTTATGATCTCTTTCGGAGGGTCTGCCTTTACCCTTTCAAAAACACTTAAAATAGCATTAGCAGAAGCCGAAGAGCTTATAAATTCCTTTTATACAGGGTTCCCTACTTTAAAAGCATTATTTACTAAAAATAAAACCTTTGCACTTACTAATGGGTATATTCGTACAAATACTATTACAAATCGTATAAGATGGATACCAGAATGGGAAATTTATCAAGAATTTCAAAATAAACCCTATAACCAACTTAGTAAAGAAGATCGAAGTAAAGCTGCTAAAGCAAAAGGTAGAGTAGAACGTAAAGGTATGAATACTCCAGTACAGGGTACTGCAGGAGATATGACTAAAACAGCCCTTATATTAGCTCGAAACGAACTTCTTAAATTAAATATAAGACCTGTTAAAAATGCTAAAATAAAGCTAGTTAATGTAGTGCATGATGAAATAATCATAGAAGCTATAAAAGAACTCGCTGAAACAGCTTCCACTCTACTTAAAAATGCTATGGAAAAAGCAGGTGAATTTTTTGTAAAACACATAAAAATGACTACTGTTCCAGAAATAGCATCTCATTGGAGTCATTGATACCCCCTAGAACGCATTTTAAAGCCTATTTAAGACACTCTAATAATATAAAGGCAAAGTTTTACCCAAACAATAATTAAAGCCTTAAACATAAATAAATCCTATAATTACAACGGACGGCAAACCGGTTACATATTGCCCATTAAGTGAAAAAAACACTCACATAGTACAAAACTTTAACAAGCCTAATACCATAATAAATATAAAAATGTAGCAATTATAGGATTTTTCCTATACTTATAAATTTAATATGAGCATACATATCAGAAATCCCTAAATTTACAAATAATTTAGCTCTCTAATAATACTTATGATATGGAACTAAACTTGGAAGGGGATTTTTTAATAAAAAATAAACTTCTTCCTAATCAATTAATTATACTTTACCTTATCCAAGGTAATAAGATTAATTTAATTAAAAAGTTAAAAACCAAACTTCATGAAGATCCTTTCAGAGAGGATATAGAAAAACTTAAAGAAAGAAATCTTATTGAGGGGGCTACAACTAGTAAATTAAAATTAACCACACAAGGCAAAGAGATGGTAGAAGGTACTGATATTTTTAAAGATATCTTGAACCTTTTCCCTACTTCAGTAATACGCCCTGACGGTAAAAAAGACTACCTAAAAACAGATACTAAAAGAAGCAAAACTAAATACTTACGCAAAGTAGGTCGCCGCAGAGATATGCATGACTTTATCATGAGCTGTTTAAAATTCGAAATTAAACATCGCACTTTAAATAACGAAATGCAATGGATGAAGAAATTACCTAATTGGCTCAATTCAGAAGAATGGGTTATTTGGGGAGAGCGTATGAAAGATGAGGCTAGAAATTCCATCTTAGATCTTAAAGAAGAGACCTATGGAGAAGAGCTCGAATAAAATACTTCATTACAAGCACATATCAGTGGCATCTGACGAAGCTGTAGATTATATCACTAAAAGAAAAAAGGGTATTTTAAATTCCCTTAAAACTCGCTGGTCAAAGTTAAATCGTCTTACGATGGGAGGAATAGAACCCAATATTATAATGACTATAGCAGGAATTTCAGGAAGTGGTAAAAGTAGTTTTGCAAATAGCCTTGAAACAGATTTATTTGATCTAAACCCAAATGCTAATTTTGTCGTTTTATCTTTCAATTTTGAAATGTTAAGCGCACGACAAGTAGGCAGAAAACTTTCTAGTAAACTAAATAAGACAACTAAAGAACTCTATAGCGGAGATTCTTCTAAAAAACTCTCAGATTCAGACCTTGACGCTGTCAAAGGAGCTGCTGAGAAAATAAAAAATTACGAAATCTATTATGTAGATATGCCTGGCAATGTGGAGGAAATTGAAGAAACTATTCATCATTTCCTAAGAACCTTAGCGAAAAATAAATGGCTTATCGTAATGCTAGACCATGTACTTCTAACAAAAGGTAGAACTGGGGACGCAGAGAGGAAGATTTTAACAGACCTTCAATACATGTTTATGCGTGTAAAAAAGCTGAGTAGAACTTCTATTATACAACTCTCTCAAATGAATAGGAATATAGAAAAAAGTGATCGTGTTACTAGCCCTTCTATGCATTTTCCTATGCGTTCTGATATATTTGGTGGAGATTCCCTGTTCCAAGCTTCTGACTATTTAATTGTTATACATAGACCAGAAATTTTAGGTATAGCATTATATGGAAAAAAGAATTGGCCCACTAAAAATAAAATTTATCTTCACCTACTCAAAAACAGGGATGGGGAAGTCAAAGTACTACAATTTAATAATAATTTAAAATACAATCGAATAGAAGATGCCCCAAAAGGCGATCCTGCCGAAAGTGTTTTAAAACTCAATAATAATTAATACATATTGCCACATGACTATTAAAAACAAAGAATTCGCATTTGCAATTAAATATAAAACAACTTCCAAATCTATTAACAAAGATATTTGGCTTGCTGCCCTAACAGCTTCTCTAACACTGTTACCTACTCTTAAAATAGAAGGTTTAAATACTAAACATAAGTTTAAAGGAGAATTAACTAAAGTAATGGAAACACTTTCTGTAACTCCTAATTTCAAACGTTATCGTGAAGAAGGTCGCATTGAGAATACTTCATCAGATGTTATTCTAGTAGGAGTAAGCCATAAAGATGACATTTCTTTTGGCACTCTTGCAGATTACCAAGCATTTCCAAACTTACCTATATACACACTTCCCGTATTCGATATGGAAAAAGATTTCAGTACTATTTTGGATAGACTTGAAAAATTCGTCGTACATACCTTTAAGAAAGCTAATGAGAAAGCTAATGAAAAAGCTAAAAACCAATCTTCATGTACCAAAATTACTTACCACTCTAATTTTATACGTGTAGGTAATTCTCGTATAGATTATGATGACACTTGTTCTATAGAGGCCTTACTTAAAAATAAAAAGCCTTCAACTAAAAAACAATCTGAAGAACAAGGCGTACCTTATATCCTAAAAAATATTTTTTCTATTTCGTAAATATAAACAATAATTTATTTTCTTAAATGTAATTAATGGCAACACCCATATTAGTAATGGGACCTCCTGGTACTGGTAAAACTACTAGTATACAAGAATTGGACCCAAAAACAACTTTCGTCATACATTCTGACGAAAAACCTTTACCGTTGCCAGGGTCAAAAACCAATTACAAAACTGTTTACAAAGAAAATAACAAACTTGATCTACAAAAAAGTAACTATTTCGAAACTACTGACCCTGTCATAGTGTTAGAGCTTATGAAAGCTGTATCTAAAGATATGCCCCATATTAAAACTTTAATTATTGATACTATTACAAGTATCATGACAAATGAGTTTATGCTTAGACTCAAAGAAAAAGGGTTTGATAAATTTGGGGATTTTGCATTAGATACTTATAACATCATTAAATCTGCTAGAAAACTTCGTGATGACCTTGTTATAGTAATCATGTCGCACATAGAAGATAATTATGATGTAAATGGCGAATTAAAATCCTCTTTTAAAGTTATAGGGGGGAAATTAATTAAGGAAAAAATAGTACCGGAATCTTTTTTTCATTTAATTCTCTATACAGAGGTTGTAATGAAAGATGGAAAACCAGAATATTACTTTTTAACACAAAATAATGGAAAAAACACTTGTAGGTCTCCACTAAACCTATTTCCAGAATACCGTATCCCCAATAATTTACAAAATGTTATTGAGAAATACAAGGAGTATGAAAAATAAGAACTATGTATAAAATAACTGAAGAGGTTCTAACAACCAAAGCTCCTTCTTACATTGGTGTAGGGATACATGAAGTTGAGCTAACCGAAACTGTACTTGATAAATCAAAGAATAATAAGACATTCTTTGCGTATTACTATACTAATAGTGCAGGACAACGACTCTCAAAGACTGAATGGGAAGTTAATCTTCCTGAGAATTACGAAAGTCTTCCAGATAAGAAAAAACAAGGATATGAAGCCGTTATTGACCTACAGATGAAAAGAATTCTGAAGGTTGCTAAATTATTCGTACCTGAAGAGGAATTTAAAGATAAAAGTTTCTCTGGTTTTTCCGAATTCTGTAGTTTTATTAAAACAAAATTAGAAGGTAAAACTAAAGGAATTAAACTACGTATTAAAGCTACTTATGATAAAAATGGTTGGGTAACTACCCCTTCTTATATTTACGACAGTACTGAATGGATTGAACGTAAAGACAAAGTGGCCGATGCCGATACTCGAATCCAGATGATTGATGGAAGAGATGTCTTAATTCGTCCAAAACAGGACAATGGCTACCAACGTACTAAAAACCCTTTACTGGAAACATCTAATACCTACCCCACGGTTACTGATATTCCAGTTGATAAAACTGAAGATTTACCCTTTTAAATAATATACCCTACCCCTTCGGGGGTAGGTTCTATTACTAACCTAAAATTACAAATATGGCAAATCAATATAAAAAATTATTAAAAGAATTAGTAACTACAGTCAAAAAGTTTTTAAATGCCCCCTCTCGACAAAATTCTATAGAGTTGGAAAAAACAGTAGCAGAAATGGTGTATTTAACAAAAAAGAAAACTGCAAGCATTTGTCTTAAGGCAAATCATGCTAAAACTCTTACTAATCTTACAAAATCTCCTCAAAGCATTAGTGCAAAAATCTGTGAAGCAGCCTTAAAGGGAGAAAGCTTCATTTTTATTTTAATTAAAGACCCCATCTTCTTAGCTACAAAAGAAGCTTTGAAAAAAGCCAATTATGATATAGAATATATGGGACACGGCAATATTAATAATGTTAACATCCATAATGTTAAAATAACATGGTGACACTATAAATTAAATGTACAATACAGCTAACGTATTTAAGCATACTAAAGAAGACGTCTATAAACTAATTTCTGAGTATGATATATACAAATCCTATTTAGGCTTTAATCCGATAGTAGGTAAAGTATACAAATCACCTTTTAGACAGGACCTTAATCCTTCTTTCGGTATATTCCGAGGTAGAAAAAATAACCTAATGTTTAAAGATTTAGGTACAGGGGAGTCAGGTGACGCTATTAAATTCGCTAAGCTTACTGAAGGTATGCACACATCAGAGACAATTGAATACCTTTTCAAACAATATTCCAACATTAAAGTAGTAAAAACTACTTCTATACCTGAAATTAAGTCGGGCGAAAGAAATATACACACAAGTAAAATCACATGGAATGCCGAAGGAATCTCTTTTTGGCAAAAATTCGGAATTACTTTAAAAACATTAAATTATTTCAAAGTTACCCAAATAAAAAAATATTGGGTAAATGGCATTGTCAAAGGTTACTCGTCTACTACAAATCCTATGTTTGATTATGAAATATATGATAAAAATAAAATTTATAGGCCTTTTTATAAAGAAAAAAGATTCTATACTAATTGTACAGCCGATTACATTCAAGGATGGGAGCAACTAGACTATTCCAAAGATACTGTCATTATAACAAAATCTCTAAAAGATGTTATGTACTTATATCAATTAGGATATACCGCTATAGCACCTAATGGAGAAGGGCATAAAATACCTGAAAAAGCATTAAAAATACTCAAAAAAAACTTTAAATACGTTATAGTATTCTATGACATGGACAAAGCCGGTATCACAGGTACTCGCCGACTTCTTAAAGAAAATCCTACTTTTGGCTTTATATTTACAAGTCAAAAAAAAGCAAAAGATATCACGGATTATCATTTCAAATATGGCTTAGAAAAAACTATTAAACTCATTTCAAAAAAGATAAACTATGCCAAACAAAATCATTTCAAACATTGATACATCATTTATTCCCACTATAATTCCAAAAGTAAAAGGCAGATTTGCATTAGATAGATTACAGGACGAAGCTTTCCCAATGTATACAACAATTGCAAAAAAAGGAGTAGATTTAATAATCCGAGGTGGGCATCCATTTCTCATTACTTACCCTTATCTCATACTTAATACACAATTCAGACAAAGGTTTAAAACTTTATTAGAATTAACTAATAAACGTAATTTTACACTTCATGCTACTATGTATGCAAAGGGGGTATCAGAAGAACAGTTATATAGTGCCTTAGTAAGCCCTAATAAACTTTTGCCCAACAATACAAATTTATATATAACAATGTGTTTATATGAAAATAGTATTGAAGAAATGAATTTCAAAAATATTGTTTTACTTGTTAAAGCATTCTTTGGAACCGAAAATAACCCTATAATGCCTAATATAATACCCGCTACCTATTCTGAAGTTAATTCTAAAGAAAAATTAAAAGATATGGCAGAATTCCTTTTGCAAAATACTTCAGAAACAGAAGGGCTATTACTTTTAAATAAAAAAGGGTCTTATATACAAGGAGAATCAGCTTTGACTAAAACTAATGCTGTGCTTCTTGACCCATCTGAAGATATTTTTGGGACGATTGTAAAAATAAATAGTAGTACAAATTTTTTACCAGGAGAGACCCTTACTATGGCAGATGAATTATTAATAAAGTTTGGGGAAACTGAATTGACATATTCTTTATCTAGCCTATCTCTAGTTATTAGAGGGTTCCTAGTAGAAATAAAAAACAAATTAATAGGGAGTAAAATACTTTGCAATAACCTTTATTTTACAAATCAAAATACCCCTACAATAAAAAAAATAAAAAAAATTTATTATTTATAAGATATAGACCTCCTTCGGGAGGTTTATTATAACACTTAATTAAAAACTTAAACATAAAATAAAAAAATGATTCGACGCCGTAAGAAAACTACGGGGAATCAAAAAGTAAGAAATGTAAAACCAAACATTTATGACAATATTCATTTCAAAAGTAAACTTGAAACTTATTGTTACCAACAACTACAAAAACATAATCTAGAAACAAATTACGAAAAACTTAAGTTTACAATTGTAGAACCTTTTCAATACAATGGTGAAAAAGTTAGAGCCATGACATTCTTACCTGATTTTTCAGGTAAAGAATTTATTATAGAGTGCAAAGGTATGATGAATGACGCATAAAAAATAGTATAACTTTCGGTAGTCTTTCCCGTATATTAGTAAAAACTAGTTATGAAAGGAAAGATATACGTATTAAAAAATCCTGATACAAATGAAATCAGATATATTGGACAAACTATTCAACTTTTAAAAAGAAGAATGGCTACACATATATATGATACTTTGTATGGAAATAATGGAAAATATAATATTCCTAAAACACACTGGTTTAGAAAATTATTTAAACAAGGAAAATTTCCATTAATAGAATTATTAGAAGAAGTAGAAAGAGATAAATTAAATGAGAGGGAAATGTATTGGATTTCTTATTATAAAGACAAAACAAATCTTTTAAATCTTACTGCAGGAGGAAACACTATATGCAGTAAAATAAAGAAATATCAAAAGAAAAAAAGAAAACTAATTTACGCTTTTGAAAAAAAATCCAATAAACAATTTATTTTTAAATCTACTAAAGAAGCAGAAAAAAAGACAGATACACCATCTAAAAATATTCCTAAAGCAATATACGTTAAAGGAATGGCTAATGGTTATTACTGGTCTTATACAAAATTTCCTTCAAATTGGAAACCCCCTACTTCAAAAAAAGAAAGAGCTGTAATATTAAAATCTATTAATAATGAATTATTTAATTACCCTTCTATTAATCAAGCTTTAAGAGCAATAGGAGGTAATATAAAATCTCATAAAAATGGAGTGCATTACGCTTTAACACATTCTAATAAACTTTATAAAGGATACTACTGGAATTATAAGTGCGTATAAAATTCGGTGAATTGCTGGAAAATCTTGAAGAAGATAATCAGCAGCCAAGCTATAAGTTAACAACTATAGTGGGTTCAACGACTAGGTATTGAAACTATTTATTTAGAATATACTATACCCAAGAGCGCCGAACAGTTTAATAACTGATGATATAGTCTGAGCTGTACAAATAACTATACATATGAAAGTACAGAAACAGTAATTAAAAAAGCTGTAAAGAACATTACTGTTCCACTAAGATGGAAGATATTCAAAAATTACTTAGCGACTAACAATATTACTTACGATTTGTATTTACCTAGAAATAAAAAGGATGTAGATGCTGTAATAGCAACTATACTTTTAAAAAGAAAAGAAAATGATTGATTATCACGAACTTAAAGGTTATGTTTCTAATTCCAGCTTAAACATATTAGAAGACTCCCCTAAAAAATTTAAGGAGTTCTTAGATGGAGAAGCTAAAGAAGAAAAAAAATCATATTACGATTTTGGAACGGCTGTACATATGTATCTACTAGAGCCTGATCGCTTTAAAGTAGATATAGCAATAATTGACTACGCTATCCCAAAATCCCCTCAACAAAAAAAATTCTGTAATATCTTTGTTGAAACAAGAAAAAAGAAAACTATAAAAGAATCTTACAGAGAAGCTTTTATTAAAAATTACAGTATACCCCCTTCAGATAAGACTGAAAAATGGATAGAAAAAGCTAAAACTTTATATACTGATTTAAAGCCTTATATAAAGTACCTACTTACAAGTCCTAATAAGCTTGTAATTTCAACTAGGGATTTTAAACGGATAAAAGATATAGCTACAAACATTAGAGCTCATAAAATGGCCTCTAAATTGCTCTCAGAGCCCTCTAGCATACTCACAGATATACAGTATTACTCAGAGTACCAAATATTATGGGAATATAAAGGTATAAAA